TGATACGTGCCTGTCACATTTGAACACTGGAAGATTTCCGATGTGCTGCTCGTATAGAAAGTGCCGTTGTTTGCGATTGCCGAGCACGTCGCCGAGGGCGCTCCTACTCCAACAGACCACTGCGGAACCCCGAGGTTTGTCGCCGCGCCATAGGCCGTGGTCGCACCTGTGCCGCCGTTTCCGATAGGGACTGTTCCCGCTATTAAGGTGAGTTGAGGAGTGGTTGTGGGATTTGTGACCGTCGGAACCAACCACGGAGGCCAGTTTCCAGTCGGAGCGGAGAAAATTGTGACCCCTCCTATAGCCGCACAGTTGGCGACGTACTGCCCGGTCGCCACGAAAGTGAGATTCGTTCCGCACGGCTGAGTTGTTGCCGTTGTCCCGTTCGGAAGAACCGTATTAAATGCCCCGCCGTTCTCTACATAGGACCACGTTAACCCTGGCGTCGGAGTCACCTGCACCACATAAAACGACGGCGATGGGAGGTTCGCGGCGTAGAACGTAAAATTCCCGTACTGATCGGCCGCGTTCGGATTCGGGACACTGTGGCTCAGATTGTAGTCGGAAAAAATGCTAGAGACGGGAACGCAGGGAGTCCCAGTCGAGGTCACAGCGCACACTTGGATTGGGGCGTAGGGGACCGCGTTCCCCTGATAGTTGACTTGCCCTGAGAGTACCACCTGAGCCGCCACGGGAAGAGAGGCTCCGACAATCATTACCGCACACGCCTTCGCTAAACGCCACATGGGTAAAGCGTAACGCGATGACGGGTTTCTTGCCACCGGATTCTGCGGCCCAGTCCAAATTTTGGAGTGAAAAGGAAAACGGCCCCGACTGGTTAGCCGGAGCCGCTCCTTCGTGCGGGGAGGAACTAGGGGATTGGCACCGAGAACACGTTCGCCACGCTCTGGGTGAGCTGCGCCGGGGGAATTGGAGCGTTCACCTGGACCGTGAAAGGAACATTCCACGTCGATGTTACTCCGTCCGTGTCGGTGATGGTGAGAGCTGTCGAGCCGCTGATCGGGCCGACTGAGGCCGCAACGCCCGTAAACAGGATCGTGTTGTCGGGTTGAACCGCGGCGGTTGCCGAAGGGTCGCTAAACGTCACAACGACGTTGCTGATTACACCGCCAGAAGGCGTAATGCCATCGGCGAGGCGGGGAGTGAGGGTGTCGATCGCGGTCTGACCGACATTGAGAACGAGAACGTTGTCTGCCATTGGAATATCTCCTATGAAGATGTTTGCCACTGAGGCGGTTAGGGGTTGAGGTTTTGGGCGCACTTCGCGCTCGATTTTGCGAACGGTGTGGGCGACGTAGGCCAGCTCATCCTCGATCTTTACGCTCCGGCGCTCATTCTCTTCTAGTTCGCGTAGGATGCGTACCAAAAGCGCCCTTGTGCTGAGTTCGTCTAAGTCCACGGTTCGCCTCCAAAAACACTATACACCTGCCTCGTATTCAATTGAATGAGCAATAGTGAACCTCAGTCGAACAACCCTTCCTTCGGCTTGGCCGCCGGCTGGCCGCCGTAGGTCAGCCAACCCCATCTGGCAATAAGGGCGCTATCGGCTCTGCCGTCGTCCTTCTTTCGCGCCAATTCCTTCGCCGCCCTCGGGTAGTGCTGCATTGCCACGGCCCGGCTTGCGTCTTTCTCCTTTGAGCACCCCGACATCATTCTCGCCTTCCATGTGGCCGGATGGACAGTCTGGTACGGAAGCTCCAGCGCCGCCAGTATCCCCAACCAAAGCCCGTAGCCCATGCCGAAGTTGAAAGCCGAGGTGGCGCCCATCGTCCGCTCTCCCCCGCCCGGCATCGCTTGGACCTTCTCGATACTCACCATCACCTGCCGGCCAGCCGACACGTCCTTGAGTATCTGGACCATCCGGTAGGCGTCGAGAACGCCCTTGTTCTTCTTGTTGACCACCATCTCCAAGACAGGCGCATCAAAGAACTGCACCTCGTTTTTGTCTGGATCGAGTACGCAGAGGCATCCTCCGAGTCCTGGGTCCACCCCAATGAAAATCATCCCCATATTCCCCTCCTCATGGCGCTTCAAAGTAGTTGTACGCCATCTTCCTACTGCCTTTTGCGGAATTGCACCAAGGGCAAACTGCCGCGTTCTGCGGGACCATCTTGCCGTCCCTCAACACTTCGATTCTGTCGTCCTGCTTCCCTGCGCCACGGCCATGCTCGTGGTCAAATTGAGTCTCGGTCTTCGGCCAGCGGCCCTGGCGCTGTTTGCAGATGTCGGTAATCATCAGGGCGCATCTCTTTCCCTGCCGGTCCCACATTTTCAATTTCCGCCGCTGGTATTCATCCGATCCGGCCTTTGTCTTCAGGTCGAGAATCTCACGGCTGTCGGGGAAGACCTTCATCATCGGCTTCGGCGGCTTCTTCGGGGGGTGAAGAAAGTTGTGCATATACTCGGGGTCACTCATGCTTTTGGATACTCCCCCGGCATCGCCAGTTGCGTAGACATCGGCATCATGGAGCGATGATGCGGTTGCCCGAGAATCAAATCCGCTCCCTGCGCGATCAAGGCGCGTTCGGCGTCTGTAAATCGAAAGCGGACTATCGAACTGATGCTGCCGTCTGCGAACCTTATCCGCGCAACGATGATCGGGTAGTATTGCCCCTGCCCGAGAGCTACCACCTGCTCCGCTTCAACCTCTGCTTCCGTCAGTACCGGGCTTATTGAGTCCATGTTCCCCTCCAGTCTCGTCCGCATCGAGCCACTTATAAAACCAGTCACACTTGGGATTGTTGCAGTAGATGTAGTGCCCACAGCCGCCTCCACCCGCTAACCCGTAGCCTTCGCATTTACCTTCCGGTAGCCGACGCCTACACTTCGGACACCATGCGACGTAATCTTTGTCGGTATTCGGTGGCTCCCCAATGAATCTCCCGCTCGCTGGCACGAACTGTCTCATTTCTGTCATGCCATCTTCCTCCTCTTCTCGTACCCGCCACGCCGTCCCTCTTCAGCCCACCACTGCTCCATCGTCAAGGGAGGGTCTCTGTCCAACATCGCTCGGAAGTATTCGGCTGAGAGAATTCTCTGCGTCACATTGTCGACAGGTTCGGGCGGGTCAACGATGCCCCGTTTTAAACTCCATACCGCCACCCACCTCACGCCGCTTCACTCTGGCGCTGTGAAGCCTGTTCCAATGCCGCAGCGAAGTCTATCACCACCTCGTCCAGCATCTTCTCCACCTGCTCGACGACTTCTTCAAGGCTTCGACCTGAGTGGATCACTTCCTTTGCCGCCTTGACCCTCTGGACGGCCGTGGTGATTGTCCCGATAAGACCGGCGCCGCCCGTGTGCTCGGCCACCATCGTCTCTAAAACCTTCCCAGTATTGGCGGGATCAATCCCAACCGAGACAGCGTACTCCTTGATGCCCCGCTCAACTGACTTCATCTGGCTCTCAGGCATTGTGGTTTTGAACGTCCTGATGACTTCCTTCGAGTCCGAGTCCTTCGTCTTCCCGTTCATCTCCAGGTCGACCTTCGCTTGGAACTCCTTCAGCGAGTCGTCTGCCGCGGCCTTCAGCCAGTCCCGGTCCTGCCGCTTCACATCTGGGAGGTCGGAGAGAGCCTTGGCGTTGGTAAGCCGCATCGCCGTGAAGAGTTCCTCTGGAACCCCCTTGAAACACTCAGCCAGCCGTATCGTAGAGAACCACGTCGACTCGCCTACTTGAGCGGCTTCTCGCGCCTCCGATTCATCCCTGAACCCCAAGATGCCCCACAGGTTCTTCTCCTTCAAGGCGAGTGCGTGAAAGCCGATTCTCAGGCTGTTCCGTGACTGCAAGACAGATGCCTGTTTGATCTGCTTGTAGTGAAAGGCTGCTTCATCCTTCCGCATCTTGATTTCTTGCTCTTCCCGCTCACGTTCAATCGGGTCCGGCTGCTCGGTTTTTGTAGGCTGTGGCATTTGTAGAACTGCTGGCGACATATGGAATCTCCTTCTGGGTTGATGAAATGAACTTCGACTTCTTCCTGTCCATCTGACAGGTGACTCTTCCTCGCGGACCTTCCCGGTCCTTGTCGATCATGATTTCTACGTCGAGGTCATCTTCAGGCGCACGTTTCTCTGAGTCTTCGATGGTGATGATGGCGATATTCTGCGCGGCATGATGAATGGCTGATCCCCCATATAAGTCCCCCTTGGTCCTGCGCCTCTTCTTGACAAACCCCTGCTCCTTCGAGAACTGCGAGAGAGCTATGACTGCACAATCGGGTTCTCCTTTGGCGAGATCCCGTAGACCAAATACTACTCCCCTTGTTTCGTCGGCCCCCATCTTCCCCGGACACTCCAGCAATTGAAGGTAGTCTACTCCAATGATTCTGACCTTGTGCTTCCGCCTCATCATTTTGGCGCGGGCTCTAAGTTTTTGTATCGTCAACGGCGATGTGTCGTCAACGACTATCGGCAGTTTGGCTATCATCTCCGAAATCCGCTTCAACTCGGGAACGTGCGTGTGAATGTTCATCAAACGAGGGTCGCTCATGTGGTCCGTGGTCAGCGTGTCGGCCAGCAACGTGTAGAGCCTGGCGAGTAACTTCTCCTTGGTCATCTCAAGAGAGAATATCCCTACCGGAGTTCCTTCCATCGCGTTCGCCAAAGCAATCTGCATCATCATTGAGGTTTTGTACCCTCCCGAGTCGCCGGCTATGATCGTCAGCCCTCCTGGGTGGATGCCCTTGGTCTTCTGGTCCAGAGCCTCGATGCCCCACGTGAGGTCCAGTGCCGTCTTCTCAAGGTTCTGGTTCCGCTTCGCCAGAATCCCAGCCTCGATGGTTCCTACCACCTCTGCGGCCATCACCGCGTCCGACTTCTCATCGGCAACGGCCCGTATCAGCCGCTCCTGTACACCCTCTATCAATCGACTCGAATCCGCAAACTGATCCTCGGCAGCCTGATAGAGATTCTTCCCCACCTCCATCAAGAGCCGGAGTTTCGCCTTCTCTCGAATGATCTTGACGTGTTCCTCGATGTTCAACCGCCGTGGAAGGTTCTCGGTCAACCCTGCGAGGTATGCTGACCCTCCTACGGCCCCAAGTTCCCCGCGTTTGCGAAGGACGTGCTGGAGCGTCACAATGTCGGCGTGACTGACCCCCTCTTCCATGCCTTCCATGATCGACGCAATGCAGCCGAAGATTCGCCCGTGAGATTCAAGGCTGAAGTCCGCTGTCGACAGGTCTCCGATCGCGTCGAAGAATACATCGTTCTCCAACAATAACGTCCCAAGCACGGCCATCTCTGCCTGTACGTCCTGCGGGATACCGGCTGTCAGTTGTTTGACTTGCTTCCCCATTACTTACGCGCTCTCTTTCTCAGTCGGGCTAATGCTCCTTCACTCAGTTTGGATATTGCGCCCTTCACCGAGTCCCGAATAACTGTACGGCATGGGTCACATACGGTTTCAAAGTAGAGTTCTGAATCGTCCAGGTTCCCTTCGACTTTCAATCTCTGCTCTTCTGTCATCAGACTAAAGCAACACGAAACGTAGGTGTCTTGATCTGATCCCCAGCCGTACTCCCTCCGATTCTTACGGGCCTTCACTTTGAATTCCTTACCGCAGACCTCACACTCCACCACCAATTTGTACCCCATCATCCCCTCCTCACTTTCTCCGATCAATCGCCGCGTAATGCCGCCGTTGAGCATCTTCATGCTTCGAGCACTCGCCGCAAACATGACCCGCTGCTGCTTTTCCGCACTCCCATCCCTTTGTCTTCACATGACGCCCACACAGATCACAGTCGTACTCAACCTCACGACGGCCGCCGAAGATAAGCGGGGAAAGAGCGATGGAGCAGGCAAATACTATCACCGCTCCCAATTCCCATGCTGGATATGCCTCTGATGGTGTTATCAAATCCCCCTCCTCACCCCAACTCGCTTGCATCCCGAATCTCGGCAGGCCACGGAAAACTTGTCGCCGTCCTCAGACACTCCTCGAACCCCGCTACACCTCGTCATCGCAATAATCCGCCAAATCTCCCGGCCAGGGAAACCTCGTTCCCTGTTCCAAATAAGACTTCAACCCCTTCTCTAGCCGCCGAATCTCGTACCGGCTCAAGGATTCGACGTAAATTTTGAAGACCTCCGGGGTGACAGCCCTTCCCGCTATTGCAGCATACTTCTGGACGTAGCAGGTAATTACCGAAGCTTTTTCTTCGGCTTCAGTTGGACAATTCTGCAATTGCGATCTCTCGCGCCTGACGATTGCTGTTTTCTGTTCCAATTGCCGCACCATGCTTCCCTCCCACCCCGTTCGGCATCAACTTCCCGAACCTGTCCAACGGTGCCTCCAGATACTCCACCAACCGCCCAAGCCACAGATGAATCGGCTGCGACTTCACGATCCCCTCACTCAAGAACCGATTCCGCAAAGCCACCCTCCACATCTCCCGAGTCCAGTCCTTGCGCTCCTTGAGCCACCGCTGCACGGCTAGGCCGTCTGCCGCGTTCATCGTGAACTGTAACCCCTTGTTCCCCCACTCAAAGATAGCCTTCACGTCGTCGAGGAAGTCCGTCCTCCGGCTCGCGGCCGAGTCCAAAATTTGGAGTTGAAATTCGTTTGCTACTCCGGTCCCCACAGGCCACTTCATCTTCACCTGCTTCGCTACCAGCCCCGGCGCCGCCGTGTGAAGCTCTCCCATCCCCTCAAGCATCAGCGATGAGTTGCAGGACACCGCCTGTGCCAACTGCGCCGTAGTCCAGAGCCCGTCCCCAAGCGCCGTCACCGCCACAAGCGCGAGAACGCCGCGGTACGTCAAGCCTTCGAGTAATTCACTGTCAATGATTATCTTCATTCAATCACCTCTTCGTTTGGAGGGGCCGGGAATCCTTGCGAACTCCCGGCCGAGGAGGCGCGGCCAGATGGGGTCTGACCGCTGACCGGATGGGGTCCGGCTACCCGAAGTATACGGACTACTCCCCACCACCGCAACTGCATTTACACCTCAACCGTGAAACCCATCTTATCCAACACCTTCTCTGGACAATACCGGCTCCGTGCGTTACTGCGAATCCATGAACGTATCAGAACTGCCCGGCTGCACTCCCCTGAAACAAGTTGAACAGCCCTTCCTTCGGTCACCTTGATAGACTTCAGGAACTTCTCCCACTCGGTCGGCCCCTCGGGTATGTATGCCCCAGGTGGTCGCCCCTTCCTCTTCTGCGCCTCTAACCACCCACTGCGTCTCGTCAATGCCGTCCCCCTAACGCCACATCAATCGCCCCAGTCCGATTCTGCCCCACCAACTTCCGTACCTGCCCCGTAGATGGATCAATCACCAACAAAGGTCTTCGTGCGCCGTCGTCGTCAATTCTCCATCCAAACAACTCCTCAACCTCGACTTCCCAGTAACGGCTGATCCTCACCGCCAACTCTAAGTCGGGCAACTTCCGGTGAGCGATAATCTCGGCTGCATGTGTCTTCGATATTTTGAAGATCGCAGCGAAGTCCCTCACCGATATTCCGTGAACCAAACATACCCGCTGGAGCAAGGGAGGGTCTTCCCCGTACTTCTCCCTTGCTCTCTCTATTGCGGTTTGGACGTTGCTCTTGCCGGCCATACTAAGCCCTGAAAGACGTACTCGAAGTCGTGTCCAGAGCGCAGCCAGGGAACGCAAACGCATCTTTGAACTGGTCTGCCTGATTGTTCAAAAAGGCGGTGTTCGCTTCCAGGGCCATGAGTGGAACCGTCCCCGCCGCCACAGCCGCCACAAGCGCCTTGAAGTCCGTCACCTTGCACTTGTAGTACTTCCGGCCTACACTTCCTGTCGGCTTCGCGTAGGCCGCCTGTACGACCACTGGAGCCGCTACGATAGGCTCTTCCAGAACAGCCTCAGCCGCATCATCCTCGCCGGCCGCAGCAAGTTCGATCGCACGCTGTAGAGCTTCCTCCTCGGCAACCTTCCGCGCCTCTTCCTCGGCCTTCCGTTGCGCTTCCTGAGCCTTCCGTTGGACCTCTTGGTTCCACGCCGTCAGAAGTACCCCCAGGCGCTTCCTCTCGTCGTCCAGCGGCTTGTTTTCCGCCTTCTCGTCTGCAAGGATCGGATTCTTGATCGCATCGCACTTGACCTTGATCGACTTGAAGAACGTCTCAAGTTCCTTCGCCCCGGCCTGTAGCAACCTGCCGAAGTTCGCGGCCTCCTGAGCCTGTTCCTCGGTTGTGATCGCCGTGATCTTTGAAGCGTTCACCACAATCGGCGCGTACTCGTTGTGAAGGGAGATTTTGCGCTTCTCGTAATCCCCTTCAGGCTTGAGCAGGGTCGTCATCTGCCCCAAAATCAACTCTGTGGTGCCTACTGTTGCCAATGCTGTTGTCCCCATGATTTCCTCCTCGTTACCCTTCTTCCATGTTTTTGAATTTCGCCAGTTTCGCGTTGACGGCTAAGTTCGCAGCCGCTAACAGGATGATGAAGTTCTGCTTTGCCTTTAACGTGTCCACCCAAGTAGGGTTCACATCTCCGTCCTTGCCGATCTGGAGAGCGCAGCCCACGTAGACATCCCCATCTAACTTCGGAGCCCCACCTGAGTATGCCCCCACCTGCCAGGTCCACGTCTCACTGACCTTGCTGCCAGTCTTCAAATCAATGATGCAGGGTCGACGCTTCCCTTTGTATACCAGTGAACCGCGATGGTCAAGAGTCCCCCCTATCTTCATTCCATTGAGGGTGATGATTTTCTTTTCCTCTGCGGCTATCGGCTGATATTGGACTGCCTTCAGCCAGCTTTCAACTCCGACAATCGCCGGGATGATTTCGTCTGGGCAACTATCCCAGTCCAGTTTCCCGAAGGCGAGTAACTCGACGCCCTTATGGACCGCGCTACCGAAGCCGCGCTTCCACTCCAAAACGTCGGGAGCAATCATCGAGAAGTCGCTCAAACCGAGAGCATCGAAGACGCCAGTGACCGACGGAGTGATTACCCCACCGTCATCCCTGTATATGTGCCTGGAGTCGTCGTACCAGCCGCCCTCTATCTTCTCTCCCCATAACTCGCTCCCCATTGAACCCCCTCACTTACTCTGCTATGCGCTCATTTGCTTCGGTAAGTTCTGCTTGTACCTCGCGCAGCCGATCCTCTGCATTTGCAGTTTGATCCTGCGACTCCTCCAGTTTCTCTTTCAGGGATTCAACCTGCTTAACCACATTGCAAAATGGACACTCTCTACCGTAGATCCACACACAAATTGCGTCTTCATGATCTTCGCAAACGTTGATTGCCATGCCTACCTCCCCACTCCAAAATTTAGACCCTACTCGTCCCCGGTCATGCCGCATCCATGGAGGAACCTCTTCAGTTCAGCCACTCGCAGCATGTGGTAGTGAAGCTCACGTAGAAGAGCCTCCTCCGCATCGTCAGACCGCTCCGTTGCGGTCCACTCAGAGTCGATCGCCTTTTGTAGATTCGGCGATACCCCGCTTGCAATCACCTTCGTTTTTTTGGTTGCTGCCATCCCCACCTCCCGCGTCTAGAGCCGACGATAATTAAAGCCATACTTGAGTTCAGCCGCGAAGGCTCTTCCCACGCTGTCTGAGTTGATGATCCGGTCGATCACGTCCTGGCCCACTTGGTCGTACTCGTAAGTTGATTGCACGCCGCCAGATCTTTTGTCCTTAAACGCGACCTGGGCCTTCAGCGTCTCCGCATCATATCCAATCCGCACGATCTGCGAACTCTCTACATCTGTCCATTCCATTGCCATGTTTGTTTCCTCCTCTGGTTTGAATGTGCTCCCGAGGCCGCTCCCGGTACTGGTACGGACCACCTTCCCCGAGTGGACCTCTTCCAGCCTAAAGCGGCCGCGGGAGAACACCCCTCCCGCTTACTTCACCCTGGTATTAACGTAGTCCAAGATGTCCTTCACTGTTCGCACGTTTTCTGCGTCTTCGTCGGGAATCTCAAGGTCGAACTCTTCCTCGACTTGCATAACCAACTCAATCACATCAAGTGAGTCGGCGCCCAGGTCGTCCTTTAAGTTCGCTCCCGGCGTCACTTCGTCATCGTCCACCAGCAATTGCGCGGCGATGATCCTCTTTACCTTACCCTCTACATCTACTGGCATAGTTGCCTCCTCGCTTGAATTGCGCGTCTTGGGTTCACCGGATACGCGCCCCACGGAATGCCCGGCCTGAACTGAACCAGTACCCTATCGGCAGCGGGACTCTCTCCCTTTTCGTTCCTGCCGAACTCAATCCTCCAAAATCTCGTGCCAGTCCACCTCTCCAACCGCCATAGAGCAAGCGTAATCGTAGGCGTTGAAGGCTTCCGATCCCTTTGGTGGGCAAGCCAAGTCTCTCGCGTGCTCAATCCGCTGCGTGGCGAGATACTTCTTCAAAAGCTCCTCTGTGAAGAGAGTATTTTTGTGATTCTGGCTAATGAGCGTATGGAGCCTCTGAGCCCGCTTCAATCCAGCCGTCCCCGGCTTCGTCGCCTCGGTTGCCGCCGGCGCCTCTGTACCTGGATTCTCCGCTGCTTTCGTCTGCTTCGGCGCATCGTCGAAGATTCCACCCAGCCCGGCCGCCCTCGCTTCCTCAAGAACGGGATCTGGACCCTTCGGCTTGGCTTCTTCCGTGCTCCCTACTTGCTGCGGGTCCACGTCCGTATACTCCGCGTCGATGATCTCACCTTCCTGCACGGGCGGAACTACAATCTCGATCTCCCGAGCCTCCAGCAACTTGTTGCCTCTGATGGTGACCTTCAAAACTGAGCAGAGAATCTTGGCGCCCACAACCAAATCGTCGGTCGCCAGCCGAGCAGGAATAACTACAGCGTTTCCATTTACCGCAAGGACTACCACTCCGTTCTTGCCTGGGGTCACGGTGGCAATCTCTCCAGAGAGCTTCTCCAACGGAGCTTCCTGCTGGCTAGTCGCGGCAGAGTTCCCACCATGAGTTGAACCAGTCGTCGTCGCTGCGGTCTTCGTGTCCGCCTCCTTCGACTCGCGGCTGGCCTCGGCCTTCCTTTGCTGTTGCGTCTGCACTGGAGGCTTCTTCTCGTCAGTGCTCTTCGGCATCGCCACCTGCGGCTTCGCTACGGAGGCTGGAGTTATGCCGGGAGTCTCATTGTCGGCCTGACCCATCTCCTCATTCGTGTACATGCCGCTCAGTTCGTCTGGAAATGCCTTGCGGAGCGCCAGGGCCTCAGCTACCTTTCCCAACATCAGGTACGGCATCCGCTTCCACATCGGGTTCGGCTTCATCTCGCTGGTCTGTTTGTCCTTGTACATCTGGACGTACTCTCCCCACCGAGCCGTCGCCTTGTAGGGAACCTTCTCATCGCCGCGGCCGTAGCGGTAGACGGTAATCTTTGCCCAGTTCGGATGCTCCTCAACGTCCGTGTCGTACTCTGCATCGTCGATGCCGGCTAGGTCATCGGTCCTCGACGCAATCGCTCTGTAGCCGTCGATTCCAGTTTGCACGGTCATCTTCTCTTTGCCGAGTGAACTATCCCACCGCTTAACTACGTGGATCTGCCCACTGAATGGGTCCAGCCGCTTCAGCTTCGCCACTTGCAAGAAAAACGCAAGTTCGTTCTGGTCGCAGCCTTTCGCAACCGTTTCAGCCAGGAGCTTGATCTGCTCGTTTGAGAACTCCGGCGCCGGAATTGCCAGCCGCGTATCTCTCTGTACCGCTACCAAATTCGTCGACATACTCTCCACCTCCATCACCTCTCCTTAACAAAATCGCATTGCTTGAATAGGACTACCAGTTCCAGAATAGCCCTTTCTGACGGCTGCACAACCCCCCGCTCCCAACGGCTCAGATTCGACTTGTTACACCCCAAATTCGCCGCTACTTCCTCCATTGACAAACCCGCTTCAATGCGCAGTGCCGTCAATTTAGCCCCGTCGACAGTGAAGGCCCGCCTTGCTGCCCTCCAGCCCCCCTTGTCGACGTGCTCGTTCCTGCGGAGATACGCCTTTGCCTTCTCCTGCGCTTCCTGAAGAGTCTCAGCCATGACGGTGATCCTCACCTCTGGCTTGAGAACTCCGCAGCGCATTACTCGGAACTCGTACTCTTGTTCCATCTCTACTCCAGCGGCCGTCAGTTTGGCGCCGTCTACTGTGAACATCGCCATGACTACTCCGATATCTTTGCCACATCATCTTCAATCAACTTGATGTGCGGCGATTCTGTGTTCAATACAAAGCCTCTCTTATGCTTGTTGTACAGATCGGAAGCCCCAATTTTCTGAAGGACCAACTCAGAAAGAAAATACCTAGCGCCACCCCACGGTCTTTTTCTCTTTCCGCCCTTCCACTCCCTAATCAACATCACTTCTCCGATGGAATTAGGAAGTCGCTTCATAAAAGCCTTCTCTACAGCCTCTAAAGTTTCACCGGCCTCAACTTCTTGCTGATAGCCGTTAGCTGCGCAAACAAGCATCTTCATACCCTACTCCAGCGGCCCGGACAGCATCCGCGATGTGAATTGCCAAAGGCTCTTCTCTGCCTCAAAATCAGAACTCTTGAGCGCCTTCCACCATGCCTTCGACGCCGGGTTCCACCTGAAAGAAAAGTCCTTTGCCTTTTGGTTGTTGGCGAAGTCAACCACGGCCTGCACATAAACCGTAGGCTCCTGCGCCCGAGCAATGATGTCGTCGAGGCTAAAGTTCTGCGCCGTCTTGAACATCGTCAACACGTCAAAAATTGCTCTGTGCGCGAAGGGATTGCAGAAACCAAACTCACTCGCCAGATGCCGCAGGTTGCGGGTGGTTATCTCCGAAGGCCACTTCACATCAGCCGAAAGATCAAGCCAGAAGATTCCTGAAGGCTCCACTCCGAGACGATTGCAAGCTGCAAGGTAAAAAGGCTGGTCGAACCTGGAACCGTTAAAAGCAGCCGCATAGTCCGCATAGCTCATCAGGTCGTGCAGTTCCGCAAAGGCCACCTTCTCCGACTTCCCGTACAAGTCAACCAGTTCATCTGTGATTCCGGTGAGTTTCTGTATCTCCTCCGGTATCGGCCGTCCTGGGTTCACCAACGTTGACATCAACTTCAAAGGCGTCGATGTAGGCCAATCATAAAGACAGGCACCGATTTCTGTAATCCGATCGTCTGCCGCCGAAAGGCCAGTTGGCTCGAAATCAATCCCGCAGATTAAGCTCATCCCCATCCTCCCCTACTCCAAATTTTGGACCTTCCTAGAACGGTATGCAGTCCTTGCAGATTACCACCCCTTCTTCCACCGTCTCCCCACAGTCAACACATACAGACGGCGTAGTGACCTTCAACACCCTCTTCTTGAATGGAGGGCCGGTAGTCACACCGAGCATCCCCGAGCCGCCTTCATGTACATGCCCCTCGAACTTCTCCACCAGCATGTCCACGATCCCCCGCGTCCGCTCGTACTCCCCCCGCAGCTTCAGATGCTCCTTCACCAACTCCTCGTGAGTCATCCACTGAGTTTTAGACATCCCTCTAGGCATCTTCTTCCTCCCCGTCTACAAACCGCTCCCCACAATCATTGCAGACGTACTCGTTGTCGCCTTCTTCGGTTTCGTCAATAACCTCAAGGTCGTCACTTCCGCACTCAGGGCAGGTGGTAGCTTCGGCGTCTTCATCGAAGTCTTCTTCATCATCACAGAGATAGCAGTAGTCGCTAAATCCCTTCCCGTGAGGGCATACGTCGCTCTCGTCGGGTTCATCGGGATCGTTCAGATAGTCTTCGTCTGCCATCCCCTACCTCCCCGTCCGCCGCAGTCTTTCTTGAGCAGCCCACCATGCCCGGCGTAGGTGTTGATCCTCCGATGCAAAAGGATGGAAGAATCCCCACCAGAACGCTCTCCACTTCCAATAAAACTCTCCCATCCCTCACCTCCCGCGGCCTACTTATCGACCGGCTTTTCCTGAAACACAATCGGCGCCTGAGCCGGCCGATGGTTCTTGATGAGCGCGTCCAGGTTCAACCGGCACAGAACAGAAAGCATCTCCGTCGGCCCTCCCCGGCGGATGTCGGCCACCGCCAACTTCGCCAGCGCATCGTAATGATTCTCGGTCAACTCGACCACAACCCGCTTGAAGCCTACCCGCTTCCGCGTGATCTGCTTCTTCGGCACCTTCGCTCCTACGCTCTCTGCCGCCTTCGCCTCTGCCATCTCCCCCTGCTTTCTTGCAGCCCCTCCGCTGCCGGTTCTACCTCGATTCTTTCCTGATCCTGTCCGCGAATAGATACAACTTCCTCAACTCGTCAGGTGTAGCCTCAGTCAACGTCGGCGTCACCGGCCCGTCTGCCGCCATGCAGCGATTGTCGATAGCCTCAAGCAGTTCACAGAATCGATCCGCGTTCGTCTTTGGCTTCGAGTACGGCTTAAACAACTCCGACTCGTACCTCTCCCGTGTGGCTGTCTCGATGCAGAACACGCTGTCGTCCCACATTGGCTCTCCGCTCTCAGGTGAATCCGCCGTTGCTTCAAAACCCCATATCTTACAGTCTGTCTTCGACCAATTCGGCTTGCTGCCGGTCCCCGCTGCCCAGTGTACAAACTCAGGCGTCTCTGTGCGCCGGGCTGCATCGTTCACGATCTCGTGGATACGCTGCATCTCCCCATCCTTCAACTCGACAGGACGCGCAAAGTTCACTTCAATCTTCGATATTGTTATGCACATACCCAACCCCTCCTACTTCTCGTCCCGCACGTACCCAACCTTCAGCCCGAGGTACTTTAGAATTGCCTTACCTGGGTCACGACGGCCGCTCAAGACATCGCTGAGATATTGAGGAGTAATCTCCATCTCAGCCGCTAGGTCGGCCTGGGTACGGCCCTCCAGCTTCTCTCGCAATTGCGCGGCAATATTGCCCTTGTCGTAGTATCCAATCATCCGATTTCCCCCACTGTTGAATGACGTTAACCTATCAGCGGTTCCGCTGTCAAGCATATTGAGGTATTATGTTTTCATGAAGCATATCCGTACTTTAACCATCAAACCGCTCGTCAAGGAAAAGCCCTCCAAGCCGAAGGTCAAGCTATCGAAAGCCGATCCTGACTTCTTCCGCAAGCTCGGCTCCGTCAGCGCAGAGAAGCGCAACCTGCCTTCGGATACGTTCTCCGCAATGGCCGCGGCATCCCATCCCCGGAGGCGCAAGAATGCACAACCCATCCTCTGAACAGACATGGCTCTCCCTCTCCGGCATCTGTGACCGCCTACGGCTGTCCCCTAGACAGGTCCGTACCCTCGAACGGAAGGGCTGCTTGGCTGTCATTGGGAAGAACCCCGATAAGCGTTACCTCGACCCCACCCCCGAGTACGCAGAGCAGCTTCGCCTGGGCGCCATCATCCACAGGCGCCACTTCCCCGTTCCCGCCGGCCTCACTGAAAAAGCATTACTCACTCAGGGCGAGTGTGCCGAACTCCTCGGCATGAGCCAGATAATGATGGGACGATACGTACTGAGACACGCTATTCCTTCTGTGCGGGTTGATAAAAAACACTTTCTCTACTCTCCGTTGTTTGTGCGAGAAACGATGCTCAAAAGGTCTAAAAAGACTCTCCATAAACAACTCGCGCCATTCTTGCTCTCCGAGATGATTGAACTCTTCCGCTCCCGCCTGTCGGCTGAAGTCTCACTCATCCCTACCGATAAAGAGTTCCGCGCCGATGAAGCCCTCCAGCAGCGGCTTTCAATGATCGTCACTGAATCACAGAAAGCCGACTTCGCTCAAAAGGTCAAGTTGGCGCAACAGGTACTCCAAATTTTGGAGTCGGTTAAGGAACGGCCCACTTCCCAGTCTTCTACTTAGGGCATTATTTCCACATACTCCGTATACAGTTCTACCAATTCCGGGTGCGCCTCTAGAAAGGCGATTGCTTTGCTGACACGCTCGGCGTCCCGAAGAAGCCTGTCGCGCTTCTCTGTAAGGTTGCCAATCCATGTTTGCGTTCCTTCCACAAAAGTTATCGCTTTCTCCATACGTCCTCCTCGTCTTCAAATCTGAAGACATTAAAATCATACTCCTACTAAGGAACCTGCCACTTTCCACTCTTTTTCGGCGCGAGATATTCTTCCACATCCGGCTCTTGTCTGAGTACAGGCACAGTATCCCTCAATTCCCGCACAACGTTTTTCCCCGTTCGATCCCAAAAACTGCTTGGCTTGCCGTGATGCTCCTGCGACTCGCTTACTGCTTCCGATTGTATCTCGGCCGCTGGGAAGTCAATAAAAGGTCGCATTACCGTGTCTGTCCAGATGGGGCCTATATCCTGCTCAACCTCATCGTTCAACAAATACATCCCGGTATCTTTTGCAGATTTTAGGCTAGGCTTGTCATCTATAGACAGGTTAAACAACGCATCCGCCAGCCGCTTCGTCCGCTCAAGAGCCCACTGTGCGCAAAGACCGTCGACATAGAGTTTCAGAAAGGTTGCAGCGGGATGGTCCTTCATCCCAGAGAATTGCGAAAGCCACTTATCCCAGGCATCCTCGGTATGCGGCCTATCTAAGCCGTACTGCGCCAAACGGTGTACCCCGCCCTTTGCGGCCGAGGATACTCCTTGCAGCATTTGCCCGATAACCGGCGACACAACCATCGCGTAAGCGAGCGGACGAAGATTATGGTGGAGTACCACTTCATCGTAGAGATGCTCTTTCAGCATTGAGTAGGTCTTGGCGGTGAACGACTGGAGAGAATAGGACGCCCGGAGGCCCATATTCAGATACTTGTCCGTGGAGCTTAATCCCTCTCCTGCGATTCTCCTACGCGCAAACTCCGGCATCTGCATTGGATTTTCCGAGTATAGTGACTCGTCGGCAAATGCAACCTGAGCAAGCCTGTAACTATCGCGGTCCCACTTACCTGTTCTCAAGAACTCGTCAATGGCGTGATCTCCAATGAGCAGCGAGTTCTTCAGAAGTCTTCGCGCCCGCACCTCAGTATTGCCGCCTTTCTTCAGGTCGTTCGCGGCGTACTGGTCGAGGTAGACCCGCGCAGACTCTCCGCCAATGGCTCGCGCCACGTTGTAGATGTACTCAAATCCAGTCCACTTGAAAAGGCCGTGCTGTGTCTTCGTATCCGGCATATACATCACTGCCGGATCGACACCATGCGCGATCGTGCCAACCAAATAGGCGTTCTCTTTGACGGCCTTGAGGTCAGTTGCCGCCTTGAATGCAGCCTTCAGGACGGGCATGTAGTGGCCTGTCTTGCCGATAATCATTGGCGCGTTCCCAGCATGGAACAACACCTTTGTTACAGAGAACGGGAACATCTTTGTGGCCGTCTCCGCTGCGGACAGGACGTTGTAGACCGCCCCCAGGTCCGAATCCCAGTTTTGCGGCGTGAACATATAGCCGAACATCTGCTCTACATCTGTCCTGAATTGCTTGTTCGGGATCTTCCCAATCTCCTTTTGCAGTTTTCTTAGGTCCGAGCCAAACACTTTCTCGGTCGCCATTGCCCGTGAATACTGCTTGAAGTAGTTGTCGATCGCCCCATAGTCCTTCCTGATAAACGGGAAGTTCACCTCGTTCGTTCTCTGGATATTGCCCTGCACGGGTGCCTGTAGCCGCTCACGCTTGATGAGTTGATAGGCTCTGTCGGCAGACATGGGATTGCCGTCTTCTTTGAGTTTCTTTGCCAGTAACTCCTTCGCCCTGATCTCACCGAAGGTTCCGCCCATGATCTCCTTCAGGGTGTACGTCTTGCCTTCCGCGTCCGTGAACTTCGCGTTCCAGTCCGCTATCCGCGGCATGTAGCTCGGATCGTTCTGAAAATCCGCCCACGGCACTATTCTTCCATCTGGAGTCCGCACCGCCAACCCGCCAGCGGCTCCCTTCTCGCGGATGTCTCCCATCAAAACACGCACTTCTTCTGCGCCCTTGTTGACTCGCGGATCGGCAACGGCCCTCTTCCCCATCACAACGTCGAAGATGTCACGCATCACCTTCTCATTGTGCGGGTTCAGACCATTGTTTCGCATGATTGTAGATAGGGAATTGCGCAGGTCCGCTAGATGATTTTTTACAAGCCCGGAGTATGAGCGCCCCATACCGACAATTTGCCGCCCGAGTTCTGGCACTCCCATGCGCCTTGTTTCTGAGAGGATGTTCTGCTCTTGGCTTAACGTGAATCCGACAAGTCGGTTGGCGACTGAGCGATTGGCAGCCTCGATCTCTCCGCTGGGCGGCGCCGGCTCAATCTTCTCTGGGGTCTTCCACTCGCCAGTGAGAGGGTCTTGGACGTAGCCAAGGCCCTTCAGGTGCCCGCCAACGGCATCTCTACCCGCCGCCTCTTTGTCGACTCCCTCTGGCGCGGCTTTGGCGACCTCCTCGGCCCTCGCAGCCGTCATGGTGACCTCTTCGTGCGGTATCTGTGGGTTCGCCGCTGCTTTGTCGGCCGCCGCATTGACCGCCCGGCGAATCTTGAGGTCTTCGATGGTCAACGGTCTGTTAGGTGGCTCCCACCGTCTCGGCTTCTCCTGATAGAGAGTGGCCCAATCTGACCCCTTGCCTCCTCCAGACATCTCCACCTGCATACCTTTGTTCTTGGCTTCTTCAGCGTTCGGGAAGGTGATCGAACTCCAGTTGTCGAAATTGACCTTCCGCTTGCTCCGCACTTGGAAGCCCTGAGCGTCAACCTTCACTTCGTTGCCCTGGTCGAACGCCATCATGTCCTGATGTTCACGCATCTTCTCTTCGTCGGTGTAGTTCGTCATCACCGAAGCCAAAGAATCACGGTCGCCTAGAACCGCCGCGCTCAACGCCCTCATGCGAGGCCCAATCTTTGTAGCCATCAAACGAATGTCCGGCTCTGAGTCTGTCGCAAGGAACACCGCCCTCGCGTTCGACTTCACTCCCAATCGCCACGTTCTCGCCAATGATTGTTCGAGTAGAATTCCAGAGTACGGCGGCCCAAGGAAGATGGAGATTCTTGGCTTATCTCCGTCTTTGTCTTGCAGGTTGATGCCGATTCCTCCTGCGGCATATGAAGTGTAGAGAACTTTCTTCTTCCCCTTCAAAAAGGCTTGCTTCGCCTCTTCGCGCTGCGCGTCGGTATTCCCAACGCCGCTGTAATCACCCATCTCATCGCCAAACTCGGCTTTGAGTTCGTCCGCAATGTTCGGGAACTCTGGCATGATGCGCGATATTTGGCCGCCGGTTTCCTCGTCTAACAGACGATACGTTCCCGGCTCCTCCTTCGGGCCAACCGGCCGGCGGAAAAGGTCTTCAGATGTGGTTTCTGAGAATATGGCTACCTGCCATCCCTGCGCTCTTGCTTTCTTTGCGACTTCGATGGCCTCTGGCAGTCTCGACCGCTCAAGATAGGCTTTCGTGTACGTCGCCTCAAAAGCAGATACCCGCTCAGAGAGTCCCTTCTTGCCCTGCTTCAGCAACTCCCTCTTCATAACTGCAATTCCTTGATGGATGCGGTCTAGCTTCCGTTCCACCACGTCGGTTACAGGGACCACTCCGAAGTGGACAGAGAATCCATCGTAGGAGATTTGCTGCGAGATGAACTGCCCACGCTCAACCATCTGCTCACGTAGTTTTGCCTGCTTTGCCGGGTCGAGCTTCGCAACCACCTTGTCGCCGATTTTCTCGTGGGCAAAGTTGTTCTTGATCCAGTCTTCAAATCCTCCCTTCGGCCACAAGTTCAACTTTTCGGCGTAGCCGTATTCGTTAGGCGAATGGAACGGAGTCGCCGAGACGTACACACCCTTCTTGGCGTTGTCCATCACAGCCTTCAGGAGTTTGCCCTGCTGGTTTTCATCTCTGTACCAGTTACGCGCTGCTCCTGACTCGTCGGCGATCACCAAGTCCCACTGCGTTTGAGCGTAGATGGAGTTATTGAGCAACCGCTGGTAGGTTGCCCCGTAAACACCCGGCTCGGGAGGTTTGTCGAGGATGTCGGTTTCAACCTTCAAATCGTAGCCGTTCTTCGCTACCTGTCGAACGGCATCGTCGCCCTCTTCTAGCAATCCGCGATTCATGGTGATGACAAGAACTTTGGCGTCGGGGTTCCGAAGGATCGTTTCCTTAACCACACCCATCTCCGTCCATGTCTTGCCGGAACCCGCCACAGATGCAATCACAGCCCCGTCTCCTTGCTCCAGTGCTGATAGGACGGTCTGAACGATCTGCTTCTGTCCTGCATACTTCAATGTCCGAGCAACCTCGGGGGAGAGCGTCACTGTCGGCGCTGGCATGTTCTCTGGAAGGCCAGCCCTCTTTAGGCCATCTCTCCACACCTTCTCGTCAAACTTCTCTCCGGCGAGGATGCCAACTGGTGTTCCGCGCCCCCTCTCGAACGGCTGGAGTCTGACCGGCGTTACGTTTGCGAGGTTAACTGGCTGAGAACTTCCTCCTCCGGGTCTATTTCGATCGGCGGCACCTCCGGCACTTGCATGTCCAGGCATCCCCATGATGGGCGGCCGAGAAAGTCGTCCAACTCCTGCTTGCTTTGCATCCCCAGGATTTCCATCAGGTACTCCTCGTAAGTCGGATACCCCCGCTCGTCCCGTGTCTGTCTTTCGCCCTTCTGTGCCACGTTTCACCTCCGCGATTGCCTGCTTCGCCAAACCGGGTTCTACCTGCGGCCTTGGCTCGTTACGGATCTCCGCTTTCAACCTGCCAATCTGAGTCTCAAGGAACTTCTTCAGGATCGGCGAGGTTGTCGTCTTCAACTTCGCTTCCATGTCCTCAAGTCTCAGGCCGGGGTGCTTCTCTTGCGCGTCCTGATAGAGAATGTCTTTTGGCACCTTGGCCTTGACGTTGAACCGGACAGCGTACTTTCCGTCCTTCGTCTGCACGAACTCCACGCCGGCCACGCCAGAGCCTTCCTCTGCGGCTTTTAGATAGGCTTGCGCTGCATGTTCTTCATCGTCGTAAACGAATGCAGCCATCGGCTTCGACGGGTCCACGCGCTCCCCTGAAGAATCCTCAACCGATCCGTCAATCGACTCCAAAATTTGGACTGGCTTCGGCCCCAGGTCTTTCGCCAACTGCTGAATTGGGTGCAAAGCCGCTTCCGGCTTCACCATGCCCTTCTTCTGCTTGGCGTCTGCTTTGCGAGCTTCCTCTCGCTGCTTTCTGAAGTCGTCTGCGGGGTCGAGGTCTTCGATGTGGAACATATTCGCAAAGACTTCCTTCGCGTCCTCACTCAGATTGAACGTCGAGAGCGGGTCGCTACGGAACCGAAGATAGGCCGCTTGGAACATCTCCTTGACCTTGGCGAGTACCTTCTTCACCTCAGCACTAAAGCCGGTCGGGTTCTCGTCCCGCAGGAACTTCTCAAGCCCGTGCGCAAACTTCTCGCTGACAGTTTTGTAGGCTTCGCCGCGGAGCGGGTCGCCATGCTTCCAGTGCTCACCCTTCTCTCCGGTGATCGTGTCGATGGCCCGCATGTCCTCTTGAGAGAGCATCGGGAAGATGACGTGCGCGAACTCATGGATGAAGGTCGTCTCATCTGAAGCCTTCGTCAACTTCAAAATGCGGGTGCCAATGCCCTTCTCGATCTCGGGGTCAGAGTAGGAGCCTCTCCCCTTCCCCTTTTCCTCATAGGCCAACTTTGCTACGCGCTGCTCCAACACCCAGGCGAGAGCGTCTTTCTTCTCCACTCCCTCCGGTGGGTCTGAATCGAAGACATACTCTGCCATCATCCTTGCGGTACGCATGATCTCAGGAGCATGATCTGCGGTGGCCGGATGGTCAGAGATGAACTTCTCCAGTTCGTCGGGGGTGACGTAGCCTTTCTCGGCTTTGGCCGCTGAGAGGTCGGCTTCTGGCTTCGGCGCTGGGGGCTCTGGGGGCTTGAACCCTTTCGGCGCTTGCTTCCCGAGAGACAGAATCTCCTGCGCCTCTTCGGGCTTCATCGCATTGATCTGCTCTTGCTTCCAACCGAGTCCTTTCAGGTCACGTTCATCTTGTTTCGTGATGAACATTTTCTTCGACACGCCTTCAGGCTTCGGCGCTTCCTGTGGCGGCTTCCCTTCCTCTGACCGCTTCGCATCCTCAACCGATTCGTCACCGTAATTGTCGCGGTTTTCAAGAGCAGCGTCGAATTGATCCTGAGTAAGTTCCCAAGAAAGCGTGTCGAGGAATGTTCTCATCCCACTTGCGTTATCGCCCTTGAACTTCCCGCTCTTCGCCTCATCCAATTGCAGTCCACGAGAGTCGCGCACGTCCTTCAGTTCATCCTCGAAGGCCGCATTGAAAAGGTCGGCGGGAGTCTTCAATCCATGCTCTGCCGGGTCAAAGAATCCACGCTGGGTTCCCTCGCCTACCAAATAATCATTGAGAGCGTTCTTGAACCGTGTGGTCTTCCGGTCATGCAATGCCCTCCAAATCGCTTCCACCATCCGGCCCGGCTCATCGAGGGGCTTCTCGTCCGAGAAAAACTCTCGCTCTCCAAATGTCTTATTCCACCGTACCCTCGGGGAGTCTCCATCAACCCTTTTCCGCTCGGTCGTGGCCGTGGCTGAAATTGCCTCTTCGATGACACTGATGATGTCCTTGTCTGGAACGGCACGTAAGCGCGTGAGAGGGCCAATCGACTTCAGCAACGAATCGTAGGCCGTCGAGCTTCCCAATGCGTCGATCGTAGACGGATTCTTCAATACGGTGGCAAGCAGGGCTTTCTCTAGCTTCTCTTTACCATTCGTACTCAGAAACTCATATTCTCCCTTCGGGTTTTTGTTAAACCAATCTGATTGATCTTCACCGCCTATCCCGAGTTCATTTCGCACTATATTGGCGAAGAATCCAGGTTTGTTAGCCATTGCATCTCGCGGCGTCTCGGCTCTATTGAACTCATCGGCTATACGGTCCAGAACTCCATTGCGTCCTAGTGCCTCTTCCGTCCTCTGGGCTTCGTAAAGCATCCGTCCATAGGTGATCGACTTCGCGTTTTCGTCGATTCCATGAGATGCCTTCTTGTTGAATAAGTGCCCTAACTCAGTCGCTTTGGCTATCGTCCCTATCGGCTCGTCAAGCATCCGAACTGGGATGTAGATTTCATCTCCCTCTGGGTACACCATCCCGTTCTTCCCGGCGTATTCGGCCATCTTGGCTCGAAACGCGGCAAGAGCTTCCTTGTCTCCATGGATCAACTCAAGGTACTTCAGCATCCTGAGCAAGCGGCGGTTCCCTCCAACTACATCGCCGCCAATGTCCACAATGGACGGTCCCCGCTCGGGGCCGTAACCTGGGTCGAGAAATTGGTCAACGTCATACCTGACCGGCTGGGCATCTGCTAGAAGTTGTGAACGTGTCGCTTCGTCGGGGGGGACATCCTGCATCTGCTCTGGATACTCAGTAACCCTCTCTAGCATATTTCCGTTCCATCTGAAGGATGGAGTGAGTTGATTCAATTTAACGAGTTCGCGGTGCATGGGAATCTTGCTGGCGATCGTCTGGATATAGCCGTCATGCCCTACGGCCCATGCTCTCCCTGGAACCCTCTTCGATGTGATGGGCGCCTTCTGTGGGTACTCTCCCGGCCCGGCTGTGCGCCCTCTGGCGGCTGCCGCCTGTCTCGCTGCGGCCTCGGTAACCTTCCGCAATTCCTCGGCCTTAGAAATGGCTTCGTCGATCTCTTTGTCGGTCGCCTTTGGTGGAGGATCAACAGCCGCAGCGGTTGCCGCTACTGCCGCATCGTTCACCTGAGTTTCACGGTCTTCTGCCGCCACCGCTTGCCGCTCCGCAACCTCTGGCGTGGCCGGTGGATGCTCCTTAATCTCTCCCGTCTCTCTTTGCTTCACCTCTTCAATGACTTCATTGCGGCGGGATATGTAGGCAGGTTCATAAGCGGCCTTCCGCACGTCTTCGGGAGTCCACCGCGGCCCTGGCGCCGGCTGAACTTCTCCCGTTCCAACAATCCTCCGCACGTCGTCTGACGGCTTGAACTTGTTGACGTGGATTCTGGCTCCCTGCCCCTTACGGAGATACAGAGTTCCGTTCCTGTCGGCCCTCACCACCCACGGCAAGCCCATCTTGTCGGTGATGGTGTCCCCGGCCTTCAACCGTTGAATCCTGCCGTCTACGGTGTCTGTAGGAGCCAACCGCTCAAGTTGGAGAGCCAAGACTTCCTGCGGGGTCATGCCGCTGTTCTTGGCTACCCTCTCAATCAACTGCCACGGAGTCTCATGGTTCGCAGCCAGATCCTCGGCCATGAAGGTAATCCACGCTTCATCGAATGCCCTCTGCTCGGCTTGGATGGCCTCGTGACCTTCCTGTACGGCCCGGTCAGTCTCCCGCTCGGGAGATTCCGCCATTTGGCCTTCGACTGGAGGTGCGAACCTGCTTCTCGGCTTCGGCGCCGGCCGCTCAAGAGGGAGTTCCCCGGCTTCCATCTGTAAGCCAGCGTTCTGCTTCGAGAGTTCAATGGCTCTCTGGAGTTCATCGGCTACGTTTCCGACAAGATTCTCCAACTGCTGATTGGCTTCGCGCTCCTTCGCTTCTTCAACTTTGGCGTCTTCCCAACTGCGCTGCCCGAATCCAACCCTTCCCGACATTGACAGATCGATTGCCTGCGTCGAGTAGCGGCCATTCTTCATCAGTGGGATCGGCGCACTCATCCCATCGTCCGGCTGCAACATGCCCTTCGAGTCGAGAACCCAGGTCACACCCTTCTTCGAGGCAATCCAGTCTCCCGAACGGCCGACGTAGTGGAGATTGTTCTCAGCCTCCATCCGAAGTTGAAGAGGGAGGGTGTCGATCATCGCTTCGATCGTCTCCGGCTCCCATCCCGCCTCTTCCAGCCCAGCAAGGAACTCGTCTTCGTATTGAGCTTTCGTTCTGCCGTGAAGGGGACCGTTCAATGCTCCTGCTCTGGCGGCTTCGATCTCGTGATTAGCCTTTTCCTTGGCCTGCGCTTCTTGCGCTTCCTCCGGCAGTCCGGCGGCTTTGCGTGCTTGCTCTCCCGTGATCGTGCCATCTACCAGACTGTGCTCTAAGTCGCGGAGTTGCTTCCGTTCCGCTTCCCGCTCCGGCGTGGTTCCATGCTCCTCAAGAGCGTAATCGGCATTGACCCGAAGGGAAGTGATCTGAGCGAGAGCCTTGGCCGTCTCTTCATTGGGCGCAAGGTAGCTTTCTTGCGGCTGGCCGTCAAAGATTCCCCCGGCTCCCAGGTATTCAATCCCATCCGGCGTCTTCCGATAGACTCCCCACTTCCCGTCTGGAGTCTGAGCTACGCCGAAGTGGTGCTCTTCCCCTCCAAACACCTGACTACGGTACGACACATACCCTTGGTCGTCGGTCACCTCGTCCGGGTGGCGTAACTCTCCCTGTTTATCCTCCTTGGGCCTTTCTCCGACAATATCTAGCGTCTCACCGTGGAGACGAGGCATAGACCAATCAGGGTTATTCCTGGCGTGCATACCGTAGACGCGAGCATACCGATCGTCCCATTCTTTTTGAGAGTTCGTGGTGGAGTCCTGAGCCTCCGATCTCTCCTGCTCGGCCGTTTCCTTATCCGCTACATCGCGGGCATCTACTACCCCCTGCCGATGCTCGGCAATCTGCGCCGCGTTCGTCAGAGTTACCTTGCGACTCTCTTCCCTCTTCTGCGCGTCTACAGTCTTCCGTACCGGACGGCCTTCCCTTGCCGCGGCCCGGCGCTCTGCCTCAGCCTTAACAAGTTCCTCTTCGTCGGCTTTGTCTTGCTTGTGGAGGTCAATGAGCTTCGTGATCTGGTCGAGGTAGTGCTTCCGAGCCTCATCCTCCGCCTTCTGTCTTGCGCCGTACCATTCGTTCGCTGCGCGATGGTTGTCAATCACCCGCACCATGCGATCTACCGCGTTGGGATTCCACGCCTGCTGCAATGCTGTGTTGTAGCGGTAGGCTATCTTCTTCGCAAGCCGCTTTTGCTCCTTCTCGCTTGCATCCTCTGCGGCTTTATACTTCGGATCATCTTCAATCAACCGCTGAATGACTGCGGCCTGTCGATACGGGTCGAGGTCGCCAAATTTGGTCGCGGCGTTCTGTCTCGGACCCTCATGTAAGCCGCCAACATCCGAGAGCTTTTGCGGCCCGTACATCTCGGCGGTCTTTGAGTTGAGATCGGACGTGAGAAGATGCTCATGCCGAAGATGGTTTCCACCCTGCACGGCCATCAACCCGCTGACAAGACCCTCAACCGCATACTCGACAGCCAGCGCACTGTCGCCGTCCTTCCCTTCTCCGGGGAACGCGGTTTTAGCGGCCTGCTCCAGTTGTTCAGCGGAACCTTGCGCCATCTGAGCCGTAAAGCCTACCGTGACGAGTTTATTGAACGTTCTCGCCACCTTCTGTGCCGACACAGGAAGTCTCGCGTCACGAATTGCTCGGATGGCCTTTTCTGCGTTCTCTGCCGCCCTGAGAGCCTGCGCTGAATCAATCTCCTCGCTTGCCGCTGCCGACCGGCCAAGTTGTCTTCCCCCGGCCCGCGCCACCCTTCCAAGTGCACGTGTAGCCAGATTCGCAGTCTCGACTTCTTCGGCCGCCCCTATACCGCCACGGGCAAGAAGTCCCTGCCCTTCGCTGGCAACCATCAATGCTGCCATGCCGGGAGTAGAAAAGCCGTTGACCACGTTTCCGAGCCCAGCGTCTACGCTGCCAGCTACCTTGCCTACGTGCTCATCCAGCCAAGCAGCCTCATGGTAGACGTGGAACTGATTCTCTCGATACCCCTGATTCGTCGCAAAGAACGGGTTCTCCGCTCTCTCCTCCGGCTTCGAGATGCCGGGAATGACGTTGAGAATCGCGCTTTTGACGGAGTGCCACTTCGGATCAATCCACTCTCCAGCCCGAGTCATCCACTGCGATGCGGCATCAGACGTGGCGTACTCTTGCGCCTTCCCTTCATCCCATCCCTGAGACCGAGCGTAGGTATACCCCTTGACATAGTTTCTTGCGTATTCGTCGGGGTCGATGTTTTGACGATATGTTTCGTCATCCCCCGGCAATAATGATTCTCCAAGGAAATGACTTTCAATCGTTTTCTGCTGGCCGCTCTTAAATCCCTCTGCGGCCTGTTTCGCCTTCCCGTAGAGATCGGACTTCTCTTGGTCTGTGAGATTGTACTTCGGTGTCCCGCCCTCGAACTGCATCCCCAGGGCGAACTCCTGCGCTCGCTGTGGGTTCATCCCGTTCTTGATGGCGTAGTCGTACTCATTCTGGCGCTGGCGTCCTTGGTCTGCGTTATAACCAGACCCCACTGTGTAGTCGTAGACCTGCTGACGGAGAGCCGCTGGCTTCCTGATTCCCGCCATGAAAGCGTCAACGTGAGAATCTTCCTTAGGAATGGGCGTCAATCCGGCAGGGATAGAACTCTTTACATCTACTGGAGGGGTAACGGCGTGAGTCGCCTGAGTCTGCGACTTCACTCCAAAATTTGGACTCGATTGCTGACTACCGAGTGGGATAGGAGTAAGCCCGGCAGGGATTTTTGCCTCACTAGATGGCGCTTGCCCGAGTGGGATTGGGGTCAACCCGACAGGAATTTGAGCCTCGGTCTGGTCGAGAACTGCCACTGGACTCCCTCTCTATCAACTTACTGCTGTCCAGAATACGGCATTCCCGTATTGATGTTCACCCAATTTATTCCATCCATCGTTCCGTAAACACCATCTGGGCCTTGAGAAAATTGAACATCCTTACCGCCGTGCTTCACTACCTTCCACGGATCACCGCCGGTCGTCTTGATGTGTGCAGCCCTAGACATGATGATCCTCGCCTTCGCCTTCTCGTAGTCCTCTCGGGCTGTAGCGTTCAATGCCTCCAAGCTCTTCGCGTCCGCGGCCTTTGACCGATTCTTGTTGATTTGATTGTTGTACGCTTGGGTCGCCGTATCATACGACTTCGCCGTTGACTCCTCAGAGTGAACGTCGAACTGCACTCCGGCTAGTGATTTGATTCCGGTGTCACGCACTCCCGGCGGCAGTGGAGCGGCCGTCATCGTTCCTTTTCCTGCGCCCGGCGCGGCTGGAGGCTTGCTCATCTTCCCAGTCTTCGGCGTGGCCGCCGATGAGGCGGTGTCCCCCGCTGGCTTCGCTGCGGCTGATTCTTGTGGTAGCCCATTCTCTCCGAGAGGAGAGAATCCGGCCGGCGGCTTTGGCGCCGCTGCCCCGCGAGTCGTCGAACTGCCCGTCTTGACCGCAACCAACTCCCCGGTCTTCGGGTCCGTCTCCATGTGCTCGGATGTGCCAGAGGTTGTTTGCGCCGCTTTGTAGGCCCACGAGTCATGCAGGTACTTCAACAAAGCAGGCGGTGCAGTGTCAGCGGTGTAGCCGTACCCCTTCAATGCCTGAGAAGTGAATTCCGGCTCCGTCCCAACCTTCAATGTCCCCGAACTTGGATTGGCCGTAGCGTTCCACCCCTGCGGTTCTGTGCCTGGGATATACCACTCCCTCTGCTTTCCGTCTGGAGATGTGTATTCACGCTCTGTAGACGACGCCCTTGGAATTGGAACAAGGACGTTCTTGGCTGCTTGGAAGGCTTGCTGCGTCTCCCTCGGCAGTTTCGCCAACTCCTCGGCACTCAACCCTGAATACTGGTCGTAGACCTTCTGAGCGTTCGCCGTCCGCTGCGCTCCTTGAAGTTGAATCTGCTCGGTCGCATCCTGCCGTTGAGCGGAGGTGTTCTGCCTCTGAGCCTGTAAGGCTTCCGGCGACATCTGCCCGTAGGGTGTGTTCTGACCGGCCTTCCATGCTGTGATTGTCAGTTCCGGTAGGACGTGCGGGTTCCTCTCGAAGAATTGCTTCAGGGCGCCGCCAAACCCCGGCGCAGCCGGCGCTCCATCGGCTGCCGTCTTGTCTTTTTTCTCGCCCTTCTTCGGCTTCGCCGTCTTCTCGGGAACAGCGAATGCTTGCCGCTGCGCTGCGGCTGCGTTCACTGCCGTCTGCCAGGCCGCATAAGCTGCCTGGGTCTTCAAGTTCGGCGTCTTCGCCACTCCATCACTACTGACCGTCCACGCCCCTTCGGTCGTCAAGAGGTCTTCGTAGTTCTTCTTTGCTGCTGAGATTCCAGCGTCCTGGGCGTTCATCACCGCCTCGGCCGTCTTGTATTTCTTCTCCTCCTTCATTTGGAGGCCCTTCAACAGCCCCTTCATTGCTCCATCGGCAATGGTCGCAATCCCGCCAGTCTTGCTGTAGATGGCTCCCTGCGGAGGCGGTCCCTGCAAGTCCTGTTGAGGGATCTGGACGAGGGGAACCTGAGAGCGATACGGGTCTATCGAGATTTGAGGTGTGTCAACAGCCATGATTCCCTCGGTCCAAAATTTGGACTAGACTGTAACCATTCTTTCGGCACGAACCGCTTGAGCAATCATCATCGCCGAGAACCGATCATTCTTCTCATACCCATTCTCGTCATAGGCAAGGATTTCGGCAATCAGGCCCGCGCTGTTAAGCAGTTTTGGATTCCTCTCAACGCTTACGCGGAATGCTGATTCCATCAGTGCCTTCGTTTTTTTTACGTCCGTCCACCAACCGATAAGATCGGTCACGGTATGGTTGACCCTATCTAGGCGCTTATAGCGATAGACGTTCTCGTATTGGCGTATCAGGATGTTGTTTGTAATCAGCCCGACGCTGTTCACCTCGACTGCCACTTCCGCACTGTTGTACCTTTGCGCCAAATCAAGGATTATGGGAGCTAAGTCTTCCGGGGAAACCACTGCGGCAAACTCGGCGCATTGCTCCCCCGTCTCTGCGTCGATCACTTCAATCGCCGCATTGTCTCCTCCCTCGCTCCCCGTACAGGGATCAGCCGCTAAAATATAGGACTTCCCAGGTTCAGGGAATCTCCATATTTGTATCGGAGATGGAGCCGATTTTCTCCTCTCATCAACTAATTCGAGAACTTTGGTAGTCATATTTGACACCACATCCATCCCCTTTTCCGCAGGCGTCCCGCATTTCCTGTCGTGTGCGTCTGTGTAGTCCGACCTGACGAGGGAACCGCAGCAAGAGCACACAAAGGTGATAGTCTTTTGATCTTCTCTTGCGGTGTTGATCGGTTCGTATTTCTCTTTACCCATCACTTCCTCCTCATATTGTTTGAGATTCCATCAAAAAGTGGTCAAAGATCGGCTTGACCGCGAACCGAACCGGCCTGTAAGTCCGTACCTGCTTGGCAGTCCACTCCCCGTACCGCCGATACAGCCGGCAGAATATCGACCCGATGAGAGTCTTCGAGTACACGTTCTTGAGCCAGTACCGGACCATGTGCGTCCTACGGTCAGTCCAGCCACCGAACAACTCAGCCGCCACCCAGCACATCGCCGCACCTTCCATCGCCATCCCGGCAAAATCAGAAACCGTGCCCATCGTCTGCGCCTTGTTCGCTGCATTGATCTGCTGAATGTTTCCGTACTGGTTCGCCGCCGCGTTCATTCCCTGCAACCCGCTCGAAGCTGCCGATGTCCCCTGCCCGACGTTCTGACCACCCAGACTCGCCAGTGAACCGAAGGATGAAAGATACGATCCCGTCTCCAGTTGCCCGATCTGGGCGCCCTTCGACAAATCCGCTTCCTCAAGGGCGAGGTTCCGTTCCCCTCCTCTCGGATTGTCTTGCATAATGTTTTTCTTGGCTGAGTCTGTAGACTTCGTGAGCGCCTGAATCGCTGGAGCGTTCGCCCTTGCTAAAGCGTTCGGATCGCCAGAGGCCAGCGTCCCGTAGTACGTCTCCGCTTGCTGGAGGCCGGGGAGAGCCATTCCAAAGAGTTGCTGGTTCTCCGCCGTCATTGAGGCCCCCGTAGCGGCCATTTGATTAGCGAGGTTGTCCTGCGCCACTTCTGCACCGGCACTACTTACAGGTTTCGACACGCGGCACTCCTACAGGGAGGGTACGACACCTGTGCGAAGTTTTCTACTGGATTTTAATGATTGTCAGAAACATCGGAAGGGCTGGCTCCGTTTGGATGTTCAATCCGAGTAGGTGAGAAGTCGCCCTTCGCTCCGATGCTGGAATCAGAATACGCCTTCTTCGCCGCTGCGCAAAGACTTTCTCGAAACGCCTTCAAGGCGGCCTTCGTCTTCTCGTCAAGATTCTCTTCGATCGTGTTCACTCGCCCACCTTCGGCTGCTTTTCTTTCCACGCCACAAACCCAGGCCAAAAATCGGCTTTCCTGAGCATCATCACCTGAGCCGCTACCAACTTGCCGTCGATGGCATGGTAATCAGGGACCACCGCTACCGGCTTGAAGCCGAGCCGCATGGAGAAGTTTCTGGCCGCGATGTTGTCGATGACCTGGACGCCGTGGATTGTGTCAATCCGCAAATCCTCGAAAGCATACGCTACAGCCAATCTCGCCAAGTCCCTTGCGCTCGACTTCCCCGAACTGCCGTCCTCCAAGAAGCAGAACCCGCACTGCGCGGCCCGGCCTCCGTCTACCCCTCGCGGATTGCTCACCCAACTGTATCCGACCGGAATCAACTTCCCCTCATCGGTCACCCGGCAGAGAACTTGAGCGGTTTTCAGAGCCTCGAAGTAGGCTATGAAGTGGTCATGCGAGAACTCGTCTCCACAGAATGTTTGCCGGATTTTACCAAGCCGCTTCGTCTCGTAATACAAGTGGCTCATCATGCCGTCGAGAAAGCATGGCGTCCCCTTCATTACAGGAACCACTTGAAGACTTTTCGTTCCGTACCATCCCCATCCGTACATCCCTTACCCCCTCTTCTTACTGGACCGATTCACTGTACTCCATCTTGAACATCTTCTCACTTCCGTAGAGTTCCATGAATCTGTCACACTGCTTGCGCCTCCAGCCGATTTGCTCCAGCGTCAATCCATGATCGTCAATCAATTCCTTCTCGGCCTTCTTCAGACTCTTAGGATCGACGGGCTCGGCAACGTAACGAGAATCCCTCCACCACGGGAAGAAGTGACGGGTGAATCCGTATGCGGGTGCTCCTTTCCATATTTCGTCAAACAGTCCGTTATCTTCTTCTTTTGGAGCGGATTCAATGATTACCTCGGCGTCTGGTTTTAGACATGGAGCCAAAGCCTGCCACACCCTCTCCTGATCGCGCCTCGGCCACCATGCAAACTCTTGCAAGTGAACAAAGTCTACATTCATTCCTAATCCAAATCCAGCCATCATCAAGTGACCAATTTGGAATTGCGCTGGGAAGCGCCCATCCAATCCAAAATAGCGCTTCTGACTATTCTTCCACTTGATCGGCAGTGGAGCAGGAAGGTTAGCGATGAATGTCTCCACCATATCCCAAAGGTAATCCGCTCCAGCAAACTGATGGGCAACGATGATGCAGGTCTTCCCTTCGGCGGCCTTCAAGAACCCTCGCGCCAGAGAGAACGTCGTCATACCCAATTGCCGACGCTTCCAAACAATGTTCCTGTTTCCGGCGTTCTTCAGGTAATCGGCGTAAATCTCTCCCCAAGGCCCCTCGCCGACCGACACCAGACCTTTATCTGGCGTCATCACCTTGAGCATATCCAGAGTCAATGATGTTGCTGTCCCCATATCCCCTCCTCAGTCCAAATTTTGGACTCCCCACAACAGCATACTCCTAAGTGGCTTGGACCTGCGCGGTCAAGAGGCCCGCAGTGAAGGTCATACTCCCGTTCGTCCCCCCGCCCGTCAGCTTCGCCGTCGTGATCGTTACGCTCAAACCCTTGTTCTTCCAAGTGTAGAGGTACGTCACCCCCTTCAACGAGTTCGACCCTCCCACATCCAACTGAGGGCCGGTCACTGATGGAGCGTATTTAGCTTCCGCCGTCCCGAGGTTCAAGGCATCTGTGGGCGCTACCGGAGCGGCTACGTTTTGAATGGGGTTGTTGTTGAGATCGAGCGTGTTGACCATCGGGATCGTGCCGTTGTACCCAAGCAAGGTGTTCGTCGCGTCGGTCAGTTGGCTAAGAAATCGTTGATGATCCTGCGTAATTCCAATGAATGTCGGTTTAGGGAGTTGATTTGTTTGCCCCATTTTTCCACCTTCCAGGCCGCGGAGAAAGAATGTGCGTCTCTGCTTCGATATTTCTCACATCGAACCGAACAGCCTCTTTGACTATTTGCACTACATCTCCATCGTACAGGAGTCCCCATTTTTCAGGAACGTCTTTTGGTAGAACCATGCCTTTTGGGACTAGATAGTACCTGAATAAACCGACACCTCTATCTGGGTGTAACCTCATCTTTTTCTTGGCATCGTCGAAGAAGTTGGTACGCGTTGTCTTACATTCAACGAGGTACGTAGATTCACCACTCCATCCAATTGCGTCGGGTTTTTCGTCCACGTTACGGGCGCACTCGGTAAAGACTGTATGGCACGATTTCTCGTCGCGTAACCATGCTGCGCCTCGGTCGCATAGTTGACGGTGAAACCCTTGGTTCACAATTCGCGGTTTCTGGGTCATGGCTCTATCTATACCCCAGAAGGTTATTCTCCTTGCCAGAGTAGAAGAACCCACACCGACTTCCCCTGCCCACGCAGACAAGCATTGAGTTTTTCCGTTGTACTCGATAAGGTGATTGTTTCTTTTGTTCCTTCCTTGGACTATAGGCAAAACCCACCGGCAGTTGTCTGGGGTGTACCCTAAATCGTTATTCTTCCGGTCGAGAGTATGTTTGTCGCTTGGTCTCTTCCCCATATCTCGGAGAAAAACCTTATACCCATTCTCTCCAAGCCATTCGCTGTGAACATTGATTCCCCTGGCTCCGTAATCCTCATATTGTTTATTTTTAGTATCCGTGCAGCGCAGAACCATCGCTCTCCACACCGCCAGTTCCCTGTTTTTCTGGCAATACTTAGCTGATTGTTTTCTCCTTAGCTCTAAGTTCTCATGATAAGATTTTAGTTGCCTTGCGTTGATTTTCTCTCTATTCTTCTTCCTATATTCCGCATGTTCTGCCTTGCTTCGTTCATAGTTTGAATAGTATCTATCGCTGTTGGCTTTTACATATCTTTCTCTGTTCCTCAATTGACAAGATGCTTTTGTGGCTCGGGAACATTCAGGACAGAGCTTCTTGGTTGCGTCGTACTCGTGAAGACCCTTGCGGCACAGTTTTGTGAAAGGTGTTAAATTGATGTTTGAGGGTGTCATGGTTGCTACCTCCAGTAGCGATTAGGCTTGGCCGGGATTCGCACTCCCGACACCCTCAGTATACCTCCGAACCTCCCTATCCACAACAATCATTTACGGCATCATCGGGAACTTAGCGTATCCCTTCCCCTGGCACAGCGGCTTTACTTCAAAGTTACTCTCATTCCACACTTGGAAGTCTGCCGCGCTCGTGAGAATACAGCGCATCATCCTGAATTTTACGGCAGGAAACCGAACCCGAAGCGGGTTTCTGATTCCAGAATACTGTGGCAATGTAAACGGAAATCCGACCGTAGGGCTGTCATCGTAGTAGACCGCTCCGCTGATGACCGCTCCCGCGTTGTACTCGAAGTAAGCCTGCTTGCAGATCTTGCTCTCGTCGGTTCCAAACCGAAGCCAATACGTGTCAAGGCTCTGCCGCGTCATCGCCAGCGGCAGGTACTTCAACTTCGCTTGGAATAGGTAGATGCGAGTTATTCCCGATCCCGTCAACAGCAAGGACGCCTTGTACGCTTGAAAACCTTCCCCGTTGTTGATGTTGAGATTGATTCTCTCCCTCACGGTCGTCGTCACAGTCCCAATGAATTCCGTCGTTTCTCCATCGTCAAACGAAAGAGTCACTCCAACTGGATTTCCGTTTGTGTTGCAGTCCAGCGTGAACTCCTGGTACTGCTTCTGGACCTCCGGCATCCCCTGGTTCCCGTATGGTGTTTGCAGTGTGAACGCTATTGGGCTCTGCGTCACCGTTCCGGCCACGTTCGTTTCGTCGTACTGGACAAGCTGCCGGTCGAGGTGGATAAGCCCTTGAGAGTCTCCCCAAACCAGAGTCCCGGTATCCTCCTCTAAGAACATGCTATGGGCATCGAGGTCATCACAGCGATACCGCTTGTTGTCCACATCAAGAATGATTCTGTGCCGGTTCCCGTCGAGGGCGATGTAGCTGAAGAACACCCACCGATTCCACCAACTCGCCTGCACGGTCGCAAACTGCGTTGGGTCTGCAATCGGAATAGGCGTCGGCCCTGTGTTCTGCCATACGAACTCGATGATTTCAGAGATGTACTCCCCTCCACCTCCACGCATCGTGCGGAGTCCATCTAACCCAAGATAGAATACCGTTCCATCTTTCAGCGTCCACGCTCTCGGCCCTACGCAACCGTGATCTACATTGGTCGGATAGATTGTCGGGCTAGAGTTGACGTTGCTGCCTGGCGCCACCGACCACCATCTCTGCAATGTGCTCACAAATAGATTGGCCGCCGTCCCCACGATCGCTGTAATGCCATCGCCTGGGCTGCTCACCGGCTCGTAGGATGCGCTGCTTACCGCCTGTAAATTCCCCTTGGGGGTCCAGTACAGATATGAGGGATTCTGATAGTCGCCTGCATACCACCCCTGATCGAACGCCACGGCCATGATGTTGAACGGCTGTCCATACTTCGCTGTAGCGGAAAGAGGTTCATTCAATGCGTGAGTGTTCTGCACAAATGCTGTGAACCCTGTAATGAACCTCCCTAAAATTCCTACACGGGTAACAGTCAGAACGATCACCGTCTCGAAATTCGCGGCCACCACATTTCCGATATTCACCTGTTGTCCGACCCATAAGGGAACAGTGAAACCACCCGTCAATGTGTCGTATTGATTCGTCAAGACTACCGTCACAACCCCATTCGTGGTGACGATAGCCGATCCGAGAGTGTTATTCATCGGAACGGGAAGCGGAGATGTGACTGGAACATCATTGGTGAAACTGACTACATCCGCCTGCTGGATGTCCGCGTCACTCCAGATGTCGAGGTAGGTCTGAGTCCCTCCTGTGCCGGCCGTCAACGGCACTTGGTCGATCCTGCGGTAGTTGTCTCCGAGTGTCCCTCCTCTGCGGTAAATCCGAAGGTGAGTGATCTGAGTGTCGGAACTTCCATTCGTGATCGTCAACAGCACAGGCTGGCGCCGCGGGTAGACCCAGTTCGTGTTCGATGGAGGATTTACATTCGTCATCGACATCGACGGGTTGGATTCCGTGTAGTCGTTGATGTTGAAGTAGGTGACGAGATAATCGTAGGCCACTCCGGCAAAGGTGTCTGGACCGGCCCCGCCAAGAAGCAGCAAAGACCCCGCTTTGATCGTGATGGGAAATGAGGTGGTCGCTATCCCGGCCCCAGTCACAATCGTTATCTGGTAGCCCGTGACGTTCTGCCAGTTCGTCACAGGATCATTGAAGTCCGCTCCTCCTGCTCCCGAAAAACTTTCCAACTGCACCAGAAATGGGGTCCAACCTGGGACCGTGTTAAGTGAAGTCACTCCTCCCGAGGCCGGCGTGTACACCCCGAGAGTGTCGGTCAACACCGCAGTCTCGGCGGCCGTAGAACTGTCGGTCTGGGCGTTCAATGCCTGCTGGAGCGGCCCCTGGCCGATTGTCCTGTAAAAGTAGGCCCCGTTCGCCGTATTGAATTGAAGGGTGATCGACTGAATCGCGTTCGGATCTCCAACGTACAGTGAAAGCCCGATGTAGTCTGCTGGGTCCAGTGTCGTCGGCCACGCCGCAATCGGCGTTCCCACAAACGTCTTGCTCACCGTCGCCGTGGTCGAGGTTGCAACCGTTCCCGTCCAACCCGCTTCATTGACGGTCACCCCGGTAAGGTGAGTCTTGGTGAAGTTGGCGACAAATCCCGTATCTGTAACCTGCAAAACTAGAACTGTTTCTTGATTTGCCCCTCCAACATCGAAGATTAGAGATTGAAACAAATCCCTCCACGATGCTGCAAACACAACTTCCTGCAAGCCGGTCACGGCGATCGCAGAACCACTTGTCGAAGTGTTGACTGTGGTGTTTGCTGTAAATGCCCCCACTCCGGAAGTCGCATAAGTGGAACCCACAAAGGAGTCAAGAACAATCTCCGATAACGGCTGCGCTTGCGCCTGTACGGGATACTGCGGCTGGAATATCCCCGCTTTCTGTGGAGCAGCCAAAGAACCGTTATCCTTCAACATTCCGTTCAAGTCGGCAATGTAAAGGTAAGGGTAGCCGGTCACAGACGGAGAATAGACCGCGCTTCCCCACGGCTGGCCGTTAAGAGAAGCGGAGAGGAGCGTATATGCGCCTGGATTCAATCCTGCTATACGGTAGAGCCTTGCACCTCTGGAAGCATACCGCCACGCTCCAGAAACGTTGCCTTGCGCTGGAATAGAACTGAGTTTCTGGAGGCTATGGACGTTCGGATTTCCTATAAGAAAAGACCCCGCTATAGGCATAGCGGCTGTGCCGACCTTGTTTAAGATCGTGGTTCCAAGGCGACTTGCAAGAGAGTTTTCTTCTATCTCTTCGAGGCTGTCGAGTTGCAAATAATGCCCAGGATCAACCGCGTCGTCTGCCGGACGGGCGACTACCCCAAGGCTCTTGAGCAAAAAGTTTTGCGTCTGGTACGGAGCGTCTGCCATGAGAAGAGTCTACCGCTGTGCCGGTAGACTTTCATCTGAATTCCTACTGCACCACCACTTGCTCGCTGGCGTCGGCCGCCACGGGAGGGAACTCCAGCGTCTTCTGTGTCGTCTTCATAATGGCTTCTGCGAACCGCTGAAGGTCGCGCTTCCAGATTCCGTGGCGCTCGATGATGGCCGAAAACTCCTCAACGTCATGCTTCCGAATCCGCCACTGCCGCCGGCCTTTGGCGTCTACCTTGGGCTCACCGTCTTTGTCGAGCGACTCATCAGCGTGCATCAACTCGTGGTCGAGTAGGGCCAGCTTCTTCTCGCGGGTCCACTCGCTCGACTGCCACACCTCGAAGTTGAGGGTAATCACAAAATCCCAGTCGGCAAGCTCTTTCTGGAGGTCGCCGATCTTGATGCACTTCCCGAGCATTACGTGACCGTCTTTGTCGGCCTTGATGCCCTTCTGCCAGGCGAGAACAATCTTCGCCTCTTTGATGTCCGGGTGGTGGGCCTTCCTGATCTCGGCCAACAGTTTGTAGGGTTCCAGTTGCGGCTTTGCCTCGTGGTCGATCAACTCGAACGGAGGCAGCTTCTTCGCTTTGGTCTTGCCAAATCCCTTGCGTCTGCCCATGTCACGCCTCCCGTAACTTGTCTTTAAATGACGAGAATAGCCACCAGTTGTCAGGGGTTGGGGTATAAGTATTCATCCACTCGACCCACTTATCCCAATCTGCCGCCTCGAACCAATTCCCTTGCCCTTTGAAGGTTTCTGAGTGAACCTTCCGTGTCATCGGCAAGCCGCTCTCTTCGTCTAACGAAGGCGGCAATGCTGGATTGTCGAGCATGGCGTCTAGGGTCAACCTCAACTGCTTCACGGTAAGATCGAACGGAACCTCATTAACTTCAACGTGGACCTCGAATAGTTGCCCATCGCTTCTCAGCGCCCGCAACATCTGGACGCCCACTTTGATCTTTCCCCCGTATCCGTCGTCGCGTTCTATCGGAAACGGCTTCACCCACTCCATTCTCAACCATCGCATATCTCCCATATCACTCTCCTTGTCACTCCAAATTTTGGACTACAGGCCCAAAGTCTTGCCTGCGTATGGCTCATGCGTTTCCACTTCCTCGTCGGTCTTCATGTCTTTCCGGTGGATAAACAAGGCTCCTATCACTCCGAAGACTAATCTAAGCACAAGCAACCCCAACCAGATGCAAATGATGACCGTTACCACTTCTCCCCACGTTATCGGATGATTCATTTCCCCTCCCTGGCGATAAACCTACGGTACGCCTCCGTCACCCTGAAAATCTTCCTGCCCTCCTGCTGATACTTCAACCAACGGAGGATGCCCGGTCTCAACTTCTTCACTTGAACAACTCTGCGTATCCCGGCTCCCACGGCATACATCCGTAGATGCTCTTGAAAACTTCCCGGTCAGCGTCTGCCTGTCGGCAAATCTCCAGATGCTCTTCAGGAGGAGCCAGCTTCAGAGTCGAAGACCGCTCGTGATAGAAGTGTACTCCCGCGTTCATCAAAGGAACACCCGCCCGGTGCGCTCGGACGTGATAATCGTTATCAGAGGCGTAGTGCTTCATGCGCTCGTCAAACCTTCCCACCTTATCCCAACAGTCCCGGCGCATCAGCCATGCCGAAAAATCAGGGCACGGAGCGAGTTCCTTGGGCGGCTGTGGCGCTGCAATGGCCTCCATCTCCCCAACACTTACCCCGGTCACAAACGGCACGTCGTAGGCCAACAGAGAGCGATAGAGCCATGGTGGAAGGATCGTGTCATTGTTGACCACAAGCACATGATCCGCCTTATCCACATTGAAACAAATTTCGAGTCCGACATTCCACCCCGCCGATACCCCCTCGTTGCTCACAAAACTTTTGCACAAACCTCCATCAACTCCTTGTGAAAGAAACCACTCAACCGTTCCATCCGTAGAACCGTTGTCAATAACGCAGAGATACGTTGGAACGTCCTGCTTCCTCACCGACTCCACGCACTTCTTCGTCAACTCAAGGCAGTTGTGGGTCAAGATCAAAACTGGATTACTGCCCATTGATTCCTCCTCCTGCTCCAAAACTAGAATCCGGCATCACCATGATCGGCCTGGAATCGGGAAATGCCGCGAATGGATACTGCTTCAACCCCTCCACCCAAACCGCGTCTGAGCAGTAATCGGGGATGTCGGGCCACCTACCTACCTCCCGCCTCACTACGACGTTCCCTGTGTCAACGTAGCAGGGCTGCGGGGGATTGAAATAGAACCTCTGACCGTGACGAAGGATCGGGAAGATTCCCCACTGAGGGTTTCCTGCCTGCTCCAAAGCAATCGACAGGTCTTCGAGAATCTTCTCGTCGGCCAAGTAGTTGTCGTCGTCGAGGTAAAAGAAATAGTCCCCGGTCGCCAGAGCCCAGGCATTGTGCCGGCAAGTGTTCCCTCCGTTCCGATGCGGCCGGTCGCAATGGAGAATCGTCCTCCGGGGATGAGCGAGAGAGAGCATCATGTCGGCATTAAACTCTGCGGAGTCCACCATGACGACGTGTTCCCACTCAACTCCCACCTGAGAATCCACAGACGCACAAGCCTTCAGGAGACTCTGGCGCTGAACGGTTGGGGTGATGATCGTAAACCTCATGCACCCTCCGTGGTCCAGATCGTCCCCACTACTCTGAACTTCAAAACGAGTTCATCGACAGCCTTCATCACTCCGGGGTGATATTCGGCATAGTCGTGGCCGCACAAGACTCCATCGGGAGCCAGCATTGAACTCCACGCTTTGATGTCAGAAACAACATCCTCGTAGTTGTGACCGGCGTCGATGAAGACAAGATCAAAAGTCATCCCCAACGATTTCGCCTTACTCGCTCCCTCGACCGAGTTCATGCGCCATGCGTGGATGTTTCCCAGATCAATCGTGTTCCGCATGAACGCATCCCACAGCCAGTTTGGATGGCACGTCATCTCAGCGGAGGCGCTACCGTAGGCGTTGTCAGCCCATGTGTCGACGCAAAGAACACTCCCCCGAGTATTCTCCGCAAAAGCTATCGCGCTTCTTCCCTGCCACGTTCCAACCTCAGCGATGGCCTTTGACTTTGTGGCAAGCTCGGCCAGATAGGTCAACTCGCTTTCAGCCATGAATCCTTCCGTTGCTAGTGCTCGTTCAATGTTCATGTTGTCCTTAGAATCGACGGTGGTAATCCCATCCCCATCGAATATTCTTCTGGGAGATACCTCCAAGACTTTCTTTTAGCTACGGCCCAAATCGTGGGGTGAGGAGAGTTAAACCGAGATGCAATCTCGGGTAGTCCTACCCCAGAATCGGCGAGTCTCCTGATTTCCAAAACCTTAGACTCGGTAAGCGTAGCCCGAGAGTGATTTTCTCCATATTCCTTCCTACCCTTGGTTACGCAATCCTCCATGTTATCCTTCTGATCTCCAAGAAAGTGATGATCTGGATTTACACACGGAGGATTATCGCATTTATGCAGGACTCCCAAACCTTCTGGAATTAGCCCATGATGCAACACCCAACTCAAACGATGAGCTAACATTGCATATCTCGGACGGGGACAAACAACCATGACTCCGTAACCGACAGGCTGGCTTCTTCGTGGATTCTGTTTGGCTCCAATCCATAGCCAACACTCACCAACGACCTCAATTTTGGCCAAGAACCTCTCCATGAATACTTCGTGACGATCTAAGATAAACTGGTCATGGGGCATCCTGAGACTCCTATCTCGGTGACTTTTGTCGGGCGCTACAACGCCTGATGCCCTCATTTTACACTACTCCGAAGGATTTTTGAGGTCATACCCATCGACGATTCATAAGCGATTGCTGGCTGGCTAGTAGGCATGGCAATCCCTAACTCTGCCTTTGTGACACACTCCAGCCAGTCACGAGAGTCGACTAAATCCTTCTGCGACAACTCATCTGTCCAGACGTGACTCACGTACTCCCCGGCAACGCCTTTGTAGTAGTCGGCTGTCTGTGTGAAGTCCACCTCCTCCATGTAGAGAAAGTCGCCTGTCTTGGTGGCTGTGTATCGCCACACGTTGTCGCGGAGGTGAACTGCATCATCCCAATACGGAGAACCCGGATACGGGGTAATCACCGTAACGTCGAGGTCGTCCGGCTTCGTCTCCAATAGCCAACTACAGGTGTCCATCACCGTCTCAAGAGACTCTCCGGCATGGCCCAAGCTCATCAGCGCCTTCACTTTCAATCCGTGAGTATGGGCAATCTCCATACAGCGGGTGTTTTGGTCGCGGGTGGCCATCTTCTGAATGTTCTTCAAGATGCGGTCAGACCCACTCTCAAAGCCGGTCAGAATCCAGCGGAACCCGGCCTCGTACATGACCTCCGCTTGCTCCTCGTTGAACAGTTCTGATTTGATGAATCCGCGCAACTTCCACTCGATACCCAATTCTTTTGCCAGAGAAGCCATGCCGCGCATCAGTGGGATCATCTCCCGGTTCACGTTCAACTCGTCGTCGAAGAAGTTGATTCCGGTGAAGCCGTAGGTTTGATACAGGTGGCGAACCTCGGCGAGAACGCTGTCAGGCGTCCTTAGCCGGATCTGGCGCAACATGGGAGAATTACGGCCGGAGCAGAACGTGCAGTGGTAGGGGCATCCAAGTTGCCCGATGCAATGCCCCGCCTTGGCGCCGTCGATGCTGTAGTGGTAGCTCTCCATGTCGAGCAGGTGACGCGCCGGCCAGGGTGACTCGCTGAAGTCTTTAGACGACTGCCAAAGGATGCCCTTCGGATCGTCGGCGTCTACCAGTCCCCGCGAGTGAAGCGCCGTAAAGATAGCCTTCTCTCCATCTCCAGCAACGACGGTTCCAAACTCCGCAAGCAAGCCTTCCAGTGCCGATTTAGCTCTTGAATTTCCACGTTTTGCTGCGGCGTGTACGAGTGTTGCATGAGGACCGCCGAGCACGCTTCGTCCACCAATTGCTCTGCGGATTCTAATAGCTGCTGGCAGTTGCGGGGTTGTGGAGGTAAAAGCATAAACGTCAGCATTTCCTTGATATTCCCTAGCAGCTTCTTCATAGTTCGACACTCCGGTTAGATCGAGATGGTCCACCTGTACACCGGCTTGCTCCAGAACCGCCGCGACCTTCAAGATTCCGAGTGAGGGGAATACTCGCTGATCTAGCAAGAAGGGAGACGGCGGCGTGATGAGGCAAATCTTCATTCTCTACAGTGTCTCCCCATTCACTCCCTTAAGGAGACGCAGTTGATGATGTCTGTCGAGGTGATGTTTTGGGCACAACCACGATACCAACAATGGGTGGTTGTAATCTTCGTGATGCCCATGTGATTGAGGATCTCCGCAGACTTCACATGGTTGTCGTTTCATCTTTCCTGACCTGACAGCCCAAGCCAACGATTCTCTAGCCTTAACCTGATTTGTTGGTTTCTTGGATTTGGAGGTTCTCGCCAAAACACACTTTCGGCAGTGTCGAGTCCCACCGGAGATATAGACATTACCCTTCACTAGTTCGTGCCCTCGCTTACATTTAGTCCTTCCTCTCCTGTTCTTTACTTGTTCTTTTGGTGTTGCCCATCGACAGTTTTCCGGGGTATAGTTTCCGTTTACGTCCTCTCTTTCAAGGCTTAACCCATCCGGTTTTTTCCCCATATCGAAAAGAAAATTCTCAAACGATTCCCAACGCTCGCAAACAGATATTCCGCGACCTCCGTAGTTTTTCCACTCGGTGTTATTTTGATTTCCACAGCGAGATCGCATGTTTCTCCATGTTGTATATTCTCGTGTTTTTACTCCACCGCTTGAATTTCCGTGCGTCCTAAACTTTGTTTGGCATACGTAGTGTTTCAAGCATCCGCAACTCCTCGTGATGCCATTGCGTAAATTACCAATAACCACAATTGTCTCTTCCCCGCAGTCGCACAGGCATAGCCATCGAGACTGTCCATGCCTATTGACACCCGCTCGATTACGAGCAACAAGTAGTCCAAACCTCTGACCCTCAAGATCGATAATCTTACCCATTTACCCCATCCTCAAGCCACGCCTTCCACCTCGGCCACAGATTTTCCCAAGTCAACTTGCTCGGCAGTTCCGCCTTAGTTCCGTATGCCGCTTGAATCTTGTCTGCCCAATCTGACGGGGTAGAGACAGGGCGCCGGTTAGCGTAAAACCCCTCTCCATAAAAAGCAACCGGCTTCACTTTGTACTCGTCTGGAAGAAACTCAGCCGCTCCTGCGTAGTCGATATGGATACATGGAACACCACACGCGAGGGACTCAAAAATCGGCAGTCCAAAACCTTCTCCCAGACTCGGCATTATCGTCACATCGCAAGCGCACTGCGCCTCGGCCATCTGTTCGTCTGTAAGCTCCGTGACCGTTGGAACGATCCTTCCCTCCATCCCGTAAGCCTTCGCCAGCCCCATGATGTTCCAGTGCTTGCTGAGAGCGTTTGTGTGAGCCCACAGACCTACGTTGACTCCGCGGCGAAGCAACTCCTGGCACACCTCGAAGCAGAGGTTCCAATCCTTGCGGGCGCTGTTGGTGGCAATCGCTCCGACCAAGAACACGCTGTCGGCCATCAGCATCGGGTTCTCGCCTTCCTTCGGCTCTCCCAAGCCGTTCACCGTCCGCAGGAACGTCTTCCGCATCTCCCTCTTGTCGCGGGGATAGAAGATGTTCGTGTCGGTCCCGTGAGGAAGGTGAGGCACCTTCAAGCCGCACGTATTCTCAACAAGGTCTGAGGCCCACTGGGTATACATCAATGGCCTGTCGAACCCCTTAATTACCATCTCCACTTCCGCCGGCAGCTTCCCGTTCGGGCCTTCCGCATCCACGGGGAAGTATCCCCACCGCTCGAACGGCTTCGTTTTCAGGAAGTCTTTCAAAGTCCCCGGCGCCAACTTCTCGGGATCGGCCAACCAGGGCAACCATGAAGGATTCCAGATGGTCAGAATTATTCCCTTCTCGTCGCCAGCGAAGTCCTTCCAAACCCTCGGAAGATCAGGAACACTCCACGCTTCAAGTCTGGAAATCTGATACTGCGGCCACTTGAAGCGGCTGGAATAGTTCCCCCCGTAGCCCAGTGTTGCCAGCCGGAAGGTGTCCCCCAGGTTCTCGTGGATGCGGACTGCAAGCTCTCGCGTGATCCTGCCAAGCCCTGTTGGGGCCGCAGGGGAGTCGCTAACAAGAAGGAGGGGAATAGGTGCCATCACTTCTCCTTTTCCAGATAAGTGTTGCTAACCAACTTGAGATGGATGCGGCCAAGGTGTTCATGGATGCGCTCGGGGATAGGTCGCACTACAATCCCCTCTCGGCAGTGGTTCGCTCCCGGTATCAAACTTGGTCCGTCTGATAACTTAACGAGCATGTCGAAATCAAACGCTCCACCATAGACCACCGGGACGCGATGATCTGCCGAGATGTATTGAGTCCAGTCGTTGTACTCTCTCCATGCGCTGCCTCTCAGCACGTCAAAAGCTCGGAAGAACACCTCTCCCGGCCCGGCTCCGTACTTGAGACTCTGGACATTTCCAAACACTTCTCCGTAAAGCACGTCACCTGGAAATTGGCGGCAGAACTCCTCAATCCAAGGATTCGTTTTAAGTGCCTTCCACCAAATGTCAGCAGGGTTCGGAGCTTTCCACTCACCGCGGCTTCCGCAATACATCCGATCCTCGGCTTGTGCGAACACGAAACGACTGTTGGCTCCGTGAATCTTCTCGGTTGCTACAACAAGCTCTCTTGGCTCAAATAGGCGCTTATAGCGGTACATTGACTCCACATCATACTTTGGAGCCCAGATGCCGACAGGACCGCCCTCGACCTCGCCACAGCGTTCTCCAGGGATCGGAGGCTCATAGTGGGTAACGCCGAAATGCTCTGCCAAATCGTCGCCTTCTTGCGCTCCATCGGGAGCGGGAAGCAAGAGTCCCATCGAAACCACCCCGCGCAACTTCTTCACGCGGATGCGCTCATGCCCCACTAGAAACTCAAATTCCGGCCGCGCCGAGTCTACAACCGAGTCCGGTTGGACGTAGGCGGCAAGTTGTCCGTCTTGGAATTGGCCTCTGGCTACACAACAGGTAAACCCAAAGATTCGGGCAACATCGAGGCGATCTGCATTGGGATGCGCTTCGATCTGAATACGCACGACTTCTACTTTGTGTGTCTGTGTCCCCATGTACTTCCTCCCCATCTTCCCCCAAAAATCGGGGGTCTATCAAGACCCCCAAGGTCGCGCTTCGCGTTTCGTGGTTTAAGTGTCCGTCCCCAAAGATGGTTTGTCAAGATGACTTCTATGATGATCCCTCCTCAACCACTCCATCTTCATCACCGTCCACCACTGCGGAGTCCCCGGCTGGCCGTTGAACCGTACCAGAACTTCCCCCTCCCGCAACTGACGAACCGGCTTCACTCGACCGTTCGAGATAAGAACCAAATCGTCCTCCTCGAAGATGTCCTCTGTGTCCTTCCAACCCAAAGGCCCCATTGCTGTGATCCTTACTTTTCGCATACCTGCACCTTCTCTCCCTTGCGCTTAACCTCGTAGCGAAGCCGCAGCAACTCATCCGCCCGCGCTGGGAAAATCTCTCCCCGATTCACCATTTTCTCCACTTCCTCGCGGCTGTAGACGGCATCGTTGACCGGCCACTCGCCAAGCAGATAGTGCTTTGCGAAGTACATGGGATCGCGGTACGCCCGCTCTTGCGCAGTCTCGGGAGGCAGTATCTCCGTCTTGACCACCTTCGGCTCCATCCACTTGTCATAGACCCAGTTGCTCATTGTCACCCCCTCGGCTTCTTGTCGGCAATCACGTGAGCTTGAGCCATGAATACCGACTTGATTGCAGACTCGATGCTCTGTGCCGCCTGTTGGTAACAGCACATAGCGCTGACGTTTTTGTGGATAAACTCTTCCCCATAAGCCTGAGCACAGCAATCTTTGTGCGCCCGAAGGAGAAGTCCAAGGATGCTCTCGTCGCTCATCGCACTTCCTCGTCAAGTATCGCCGTCCCCGGCGGTATCGCTGCACAAGCATCCACGAACACCATCCGAAGCATTAACTCCATCTTCTCGATCAACAGGCGGTCGTAGTATTCGCTCTTCTCTGGCGACTGAAATGGCTGTGGGCTCATCGTGGTGTACACCGAAAAAGGCTTACCTCCTACATCCACAAGTAGCCAGCGGACATCGCCGAAAGTCGCTCCCCTTGTCGTGGCGAAACGGAAGTCTTCGAGTTCTAGTTTGATCTTCATGCTGAAACCCTCCCTATCCTCTCCCTGCGGCCCCTGAGCGCCCGGCGCCAGTTCGGTCTAGCCTCGGCCCAGTAATCGCAATGGCGGGCCTTCGCGGTCTTCGGAGCGTGCATCCAGCCGAAGATTCCTCCTGTGCGGCCCCAGACCCTCTTAAACACCCCCGCCGGCTGGTGAATGTCGAGCAGCCAACCCTCGCGGGTATCCGGCACAATCTTCTCTCCGCAGTATCGGCAGGTAATCATCGTGACTCCAAATTTTGGACTCGCGGCCCCGGCTCAATGCGCTCGTAAAGAACTGCGTCGTAGTAGTGATCCTCTCCCGTTGGAAGGCTGTTGAGGATACTTCTAGCAGCAGCCGTGCCTTCAGGGGTATCGCGGAGCGTCGTGATCGGCTCATGGTCGCGTTCTAGTATCCAAACTTTCACAGCCTACCCTCCCCGCTTCGTTCTCAGTCTTCCACTCCGTCTGTGTAATCCTGTGACGCTTGTTGAACGCATCAAACAGAGAGCAAGGCCCCTCGGTCATGCTCCACTCACCTGTAGCGCCAAGATAGTTGATGATCTCCAACGCTTCCGCCCAGGTAAAAGACGCCGCATTCCAGCACCAATTCCCATACCACTCTTTGTATGCCAGCGAGGTCGTCTGCTTCTCTCCGACCGTGACGTTCCCATAGCCGCCACGAGTAGGGAAGTCGAACTCAACTGAAGTCTCACTTCCCTCGAACTCCATGTGAAGATCCCCGGCGTCTAAGTCCATCCGGTCGAAGCGGCCTACAAAGTTCCCGTTGTCGGGATCGTTGCAGGCGAAGTTTAGTGTGATTGCCATAACTACCTCTTTCCCCGATGCTTCCTGAAATACCGCTCTCCGCTGAGAACCGCTGCGTTAACAGTAGGCATCACCGATGCCATCGTAGGCCGCCCTGCGCTCTCCCAGGCTTCATCTGCCGTGCTCCCCTGCCCAAGCAACGGCCCGACCGCAAAGAAAGCATCCCACGCGACGACTATGAATATCTCGCCGTGATGGATGCACTTTGCTCTTGGATGCTCCGGTAATCTTTTCTCTTTTCCCACCATTGAACAATCCTCCTCTTTTCCTCTATGGTTGCGCGTATTCAACACGCCATGCTTTTTCTCCGCTGCGCTAGGCTTCACATGGTCCCTACTTCAGATTGTTCCTTGTCTTTGCTTACGTCAACCCCCCACTTTTCCGGTTCTTTCTTTCGGTTGCGCATCACGGCACCAATATACTTCACCAATTTTCTAAACTCATCACATCCGTAGAACTGACCACGAAGATATGGAAGAGTCGCAATTTTGATTGCTTCCGCTATCTCTTCTGCTCCGTATTGCGCAATCCAGGGAAGGAGTAAAAAGTTGCTCGGCTCGTTCTTTGGAGTGAGAGATTGGCACCACAAGTCCCGCAACGCATCGCAGAGTTGATCGTTCAACTCGTCCTGTCTTTTCTTCGCCTCAAGGAATCTCTGAACCTCCGCAATCTCCTGCTGTGTCTTCAAAAATGCAAGATCAGCGTCGGGCCTGGGCGCCACCTCCGAGATTACCTTAGCTGACTTCCCGCGGTTGCAGTCAAAGCAAGATGTGATAAGGTTCGTCAGATCATTCTTGCCGCCCTTCGACTGAGGGTGGATATGGTCACATTCCAAAACCACATCTGGAGGCCGCCGGCCGCAATACTGGCAGGTGAACCCATCTCTTGCGAAGACCTCAAACCGAACCGACTTCGACAATCCCATCTTCCCTCTCTTTCCCTCTTAGACAGAGCGCGGCTTCCCTAGGGATAAGCTCCTAAGTGGCCGCTATTCTCTACGTGGCTGAAGCGTCTTGACGACCGGGTGAAGGCTTAGTATGCGAAAGGGCTCACGCCCAATCCCGTAGGACCAGGGCGTAGCCGCGTATGCAGGAGTCAACCACCTGCCCGTTGCCTGGGTTTCGCCATTCCCGTGTCGTCATCAGTGCCTATGTCTGTACGCTTTCACTGCAAAAGCGGCCCGTTGCTTCTTCGGAGTAAGGAGTGCCGCGAACCCACCGGCCAGCATAAAGCTGGCTGCCACGTATCAGCTTGCCGGGTACAAATGAATGGGGGAATGAGAGGCACTTTCCTGCATCTCAATTTTCCGCATCAACCTCGACGAATTCACAGTAATTCAACGCGATTTAATTTGCAACTACTTTCTAAAATCATGTATCTTATGAGTGTGGTCGCCACGGCCGCCGTCTCTTTTCCGATCCCTCGACAGTTTCGCTAAGAGCGCACCCAGCCCCTCGAAAGAGGGGTTTGGTGTTTGCATTTTTATTTGACCCGGTGTACTCTTCAATCTACGGCGACTGGAGTTCGGGTCGCATACTCCGCTGGTTGTTCATTCTCCCTCCTTCTGCACCACGGCCTCCGGCTTGCCTCCGGGGACCGTGGTGTGTTTGGTGTACAATTCCTTCAACAGCCAGCTCCACTTGAAATTCCGCGCAGCACAGTCCCGCCTCGAAGTCTCATTCTTGCAAACCAAATCATCCTCTCTTGCTGGCACTCATCCGGCAGGAATGCCGGCTGTGCTATATTCTTCGGCATGGGGGAATGGGGATGAAACGACCAATAATCATTTTTCCAGACGACCGCTTGACCACCGTCTGCGAGCCTGTGAAGTCTTTCGATAAACAACTCAACGACCTGGTGGAAGACCTCTTCCAGACAATGTATTCCAGCGACGGCGTGGGCCTGGCCGCGCCACAGATCGGGGAATTGAAGCGTATCTTCGTCATGGACGTTCGCAACAGCAAGAAGCCCCACAACCCACTCGCGTTCATCAACCCGCAACTTGAGGCCGCAACGGGTAGCGCCGTCGATGAGGAGGGCTGTCTCTCGATGCCTGGGCTCTTCCTGAACGTCCGCAGGGCAACCTACCTGCACTTCGTCTCACAGACGCTCTCTGGAGACGTACACTGGGGCTCCCTCCGTAACTTGGAGGCTAGGGTGTTTCAGCATGAACTCGATCATCTGGACGGGGTTCTGTTCTCGGTACGAGCGGGCTTGGAAGAGTTCGCCACAGCCGCAGGAAAGCAGTAATGAGAAGACTCTTCCCTTGGAGCAAGCGCATGAGCATACGCCACTACCTTAGACCCATCCCCAACTCGGATCACCGGCCACAGGAGGGCTTGAGGATATTTGAAGCCCCTCGCTGCGAAGATGTGTTTGTGATTGTCGAGTCGCCGCTGCTGGAGTTCACTCAGAAGGATCTGGTGTTCCTGCGAGAGCGGGGGATTGATCCGTTCCGAGAATAGTCCAAATTTTGGAGTCCTATCTCCCCAACGGACGCCCCAATCCACCGCCAAGGCCGCCAGCAAGCGGCAACAGCATGTAGATCAACCAAATACAAAAAATCACGACCACGACAACGCGCACGATCTGTGCGAAGGGTGGTGGCAGGGGAATCTGTGTGAGAATCCACCAGATCAACGCGAAGATGATGCAGACCACGAGAATAGTTATAAGCAGCGAAAGCATAAGGCACCTCGGGTTGAGTAGATGCCCTTTAGGAAACTGAAGGATGTTCCAGATTGCTCACTGCATATTGGGATCTTCGATAACCGCTTCGAGGAATATCTTCGAGATTTTGCAGCCCACTTCGTAGCGGCCGTTCCAGAACCTCGCCAGAGCCGGAGAGGACTGCTCCCCATCTTTGGAATAAGCGAACTCAAGCACACGGGCTTTGACGTAGACAAGGAACGGATCAGACACTAAGAACCCATCACCCAGCCCCATCGTCTCCTGGCCGCGCTGCTGGTACACGATCTCCACTGGAGTAGTGTTTGCCTGCACGGGCCAGATCCCGAAGTTCTGCACTCCAATCTTGTCCCGGTAGTAAACCATGGGAGGATTCCCGGTCTCCATCATCCACCTGTAGTCCACTCCGTCGAGATTGCTCTGTGAGGTCTCCCTCAAACCGATGCCAAAGGCGCTTATACGCACCGGGAGCATACAGTCCGAAGGTAGAGCCGTGAACTGCTGCGTTGGCGGCATGGAGATGGCATCGGTGACGTTGTAAACCAACGGTACGGCAAGTAGGAACTCGTTGACGGCGTTGGAGAGGTACTGAAGCATCTCGGCCTGGGTAAAGAATGGATCGCCGGCCGTGTTTTGAACCGGGAAGGTAGCTCCTATGATCGCTTCCCCTGCAATGTGCGGAACAGTGAAGGTAGCCGTGAAAGAGACGCCAGGCACCGTGGCTGTTAACGTGACTACCTCTAAATTGCCTCCAAGCACCCCTACAAGCACTTGGGCGCCTACGTAGAGGCTTGCATCCCATACGTTGACCGTCTGTGAGCCTGCGCCTATGCCACCTGCCGGGATGATGGTATTTACGCACGGCTCGATCAGCCAGAACGCCACATCGGTCAAAATGTCATTGGCGATGAGGGCGCCAACACCTTGCACGGGCATTAGACTACCTCTCTACGATTGACCGCTGCTCGGGCTCCGTAAGTGTTCGTCATAACCAAACTGTCGATTCGGCCTTGGAAGATCGAGAGAGCCTTCATCTGCTCCATATACTCGTTCAAGACGGTGCTGGCCGCTTCCGCTTCCAATCCGAGTTCTTTCGTCCTTAACATCACCGCCGCGTACTCAGGAAAGGCCGACGAGAACTCCTCCTGAAAAGGAACTGCTATCGCCGTCGTGTACGGCCTGGCCGCGGTGGTTGGAGCCACAATGAAGTCCATCACCGCAATCTGTGAGTAGGCCAACTGCGGATAGATTCCAAACTGGGACACCCCGAGAGGAAACCACGCCCTCAACTGATACGCCGGTGCCTCGTTCTCCCACCCTGGTATCACGTCACTCAACCCCTTCAGTGTCGTCTTCCTGATCGGCCACGGCAACCTTAACCGCAGGGCCGCAATCACGCCCGCTGGTATGCCGATGGCTGTGTTGTTCTGGAGGGAGATGAAGGTGGTGTTAGCCGGAAGGGTGACCGGCACATTGATAGCCTGCACGGTCCCTGTTATCAGCGCGGCCTCGAACATTGCATCTACGAGCGCCGGAAGAACCTCGTAAGTCTCATTCCAGAAAACGGGAGGATTTTCTTCTTCTATCCTCCCGAGTACGTCTGGAAGAAGTGTCGCCAGCGTCGTCGCCATTCATACCCACCTTAAATGATCTCAGCCCCAGCGTAGTACGAGTCGCTCGCCGAGCCCGCAATCCATATGTCATCAGTCCTGACCGGATTGAAGGCTATGCTGTTCGTTGCCCTGAAGATGTTCGGCATCGTTCCTGCGGCGACCTTCAAGAGCTTATAGAACGTGTTTCCGCCGCCGCCAGCCGTCACTGTGTTATCAGAACCAAGGTAGACTTGTCCTTGCCCTCCATCTAAGGGCTCGATAATCAACTCCCCTACGGAAATTGATAAACACATAACTGCACTGGAAGCATGAGCATGTTGCGGAGCGCCTCCCTGAGATGTGACCTGCATGGTCGTGGAGGTGAGGATCTTGCTCACCATCAACGTGTCTTGGTTCGCCGTATAGGGATCAAAAGTGATCCTGTCGCCAACTTGGTAGATGGCTGTGTTCGCTACCTGCGCTATCGCATCCACTCCCGCTTGTGGGATTGGCATGGCCGCAGTCAACTTGTCGCCAAACAACGGCTGTGAAACTCCCGTCAATGCTTGAAGTCCAAAGGTTCTGAACATGGCTATTCGATCTCCTTACTGAAAGACATGGGCGTTTCCCATGACGGCCGCGGCGCCTTACTCCTTGTCGGATTCGTCGCCGGAATGAGAATCCCTTTACGGTCCTCGACCAACACGGACTCGTTACTGCTGTCGTCCCCGTGCCCGAGACAATACCGGCTCTGCCGGCCGCCGCTAAAGTCAACGTCACACGCCTCGTTGAACGGTATGGCGTTCGTGGTCCCCAGGTCCGTCCCCGGCATTGGGAACTGCCTTGACGATGTATCGTGCGTTTCGATCGCGCTTTGGCTTGTCTTTCGTTTCACGGTTACGTCTCCTTCGGCCAATAGGCCGCTTCCCTACCGCTGCCACTCGCCTGATACCCGAGAGCCTTTGTCCATCCGCCCCATCTCGCTTGCCTTACCTATGAACCTTGCAAGCTCGGCATTCATCGGCTCCGGCCGCGAGGATGGTGAAATATCCCAATGTGCATGATCGTTGTGAAAAGCCTGATTCGAGACTCCGAACTGCTTCTCAAGCCGCTGCAAGTGGGCCGCATCCCGAACGTGGATCTTCTCACCGTTGAAGTGGGTCGTGGTGAAGTCCCACAAATTCTTCGCTGAGTTCATTACTGGAGGCCCGGCTCGAAAGCACTCGGGGCAGTAGAATCCTCCCCTCTCAGCCGAGAACACAAACTCCCCACCTTTGCTCTCTGTGTGCCACCGGCATCCGGGGTCCGCACAATACATCTTCTGAAACGGCATCTTGTACTCCTCAGAATGATTATGCGTCCCCGAGGCTATGAGTGCCACTGGATTCTGCTAGGCGTCGTGCGACTGAACCCAAGTTGAACCGGGTCCGAATCCAACGCGGCCCTCTTCCGCCCCGTACCGCCAGGTAACATCTTGTTGGTCAAGCATGTTTGAGGCGTTCTGCATCTGCTCAAGGGTAGAGTAGAACTCTTTCATCTTCTGCCCGGCCACGAGTGGATCGTAGTATTTGCTCTGCCGGCCGCCAAAGAGCTTGGCATCGGCAATGGCTCTCCGCACGAGCACATCTGCACGGATGAAGGATACCGGCGAGTCGTTGTCCAGCATCATGTCTGGTGGCTGAATGTATGCTTCAAAAGGAAACACCTGCGGCTGATAAGGCGTCGGCCACATCTCGATCTGAAATTGTCCGTCGGGAGTCGGTGGAAGCGTTGCGAAGTACGTTGTCCACCCGAGAGATACTCTCCACACATCCCAGGCGTCGATCGTTTCCTGGTTGCCGTTGACTTCGATCGGCCATCCTTGATTTTGGTTCCTCGCGTGAAGGAGATATTTGACGTTGGCGCCGAGCATTGCGTACACGCATTGACATTGGTAGCCCCCTGTCCGAGTGGCGCCACCGTAAGGCGTGTCGATCGTCAACTGCTGAGTGATGGCGTTGACATTGTTGATTGTTCGCCACGGCCCCTGAAAGCCGCCACGGAACTGAAAGCCGATGAGAGAGTTTGTCCAAGCTGTTCCGATGCCTTGAACGATGTTGCTCCCGGTTGTGAGGATGCAAGTCCCAGTCGTGGTGATCTTGGGGATATTGATGTTCCCGCGCACCTTGAGGGCATACCATTGGTAGCTGTCAATCACCTCACGGTAGGCGTCGTTGATGAAACGGCCGGCCCACATCGGGTCTAGGTCTGGGTTCCAAGCGCAGACCTGATTTATCATTTGTCTGAATCCGAGCTGTTGGACGTATGCCTGCGTCCCATTTGGTCCGACTTGATATGGGAACTGCGGATTTTGTGTGATTACAACAGGCATGTCTTACTCCAAATTTTGGACTACCGCGAACGTGTTCTCGATACCGGCAAGGCCCGCTTCACCTTTCCACGCTGCTTCTTCGGCTTCGCTGTCTCGCGCTCAGGAAGAGCCCGCTTCACCGTACCGCCCTTCCAAGTCCTTGCTTCCTCTCGATCGGGAAGCGCCTTCTTGACGGTTCTGGATGCCATTACGACCTCCCCTTTCCGCGACCCTTACTGCTGCGCTTTTTGCCGCGATTGCTCTTCTTCTCCGCCAACCGCTCCGCCTTCTTCAAGAAACCAACGCTGTGCTCCCTGGCTTCGTCTGAGGGCTTCTCGTCCTTCTCGCGCTTCGCCATGACTACCTTCCCTTCGTGCGGCCCTTAGACCGCTTTGACTTTCGCTTCTTTCCAGACTTCTTCACGACACCATTTGCCGCCCGTACTGCGGCACCTTCATCCCCTGTCCTCTCAAGAACCGAGTCGGCCACATGAGCCCACTGCCGCTTATGTTTAGGCAACTTCGCCTTCTTTGTGTGCCTCTTGGCGTCCTTGCTGCCCCACGGCATAGGCTACGACCTCCCTGAAGACTTCCGGCCCTTCTTATTCGTGAGCCTCATCCCAGCCTTCCGCATGACCTTCTCGGCCTTCTTGCGCTTGCTGGCAGGGATTACACGCTCATTCTTGTGGACGATGGCTCGGCCCGTCTTGCGGACCTTGCCACCCTTGCGGTACTGGACCGGACGGATGTTTTGCGAGATCGACGATGCACGGTCGGATTCGTCTTTTCCCATGCTACTCAGGGAACTTCCAATCGCGCCCGCGGTACTCTTCGCCCTGTCGCTCTTGCCTTGTTTTGTTTCACGCTTCGTCTCTGAGACGTGTTCTCCGAGAGAGGGGCCATCGTCGTCGTAGCTGTCAAGCAACTGCATTGGAAGAAACCCGTATGCGTATCCGTACATGACACCCTCCTACAAACGAAAGGCCGCCCGGTAAAGAGCGGCCCCCCGGTAATTGCCCCGAAGGGCTTAGTACCCGAACAAGAAGAACTGAAACACGTACCCCGACAAGTCATAACCGTTGGCTACTTCGTTGTCTGGACCGTTTAGTGATCCATTGCAGTACACCTGCATCTTCTGCGTGTTGGGATTCCAAACAGGCTGGAATCCGCCTTGCCCACCAACCGGGATAAGGGTAAGGATGCGCCAGAGGTCGCAGTTGATGAGTTGCGGCGTGTTGTTGGTATTCGCCGTCTCCCCGCTGATGATTGCGTACCCTCCGGTGGCGTAATCCGAGACGGAATCCGACAGCGACACTAACTCGCCGTTTAGGTTCCCCCAGCTTACATCGCCGTCGGGCTGTTTCGTGATTACGTAACCCATGCTGCCCTCCGGTTAGAAGTTGTCGGACTCGACCATGACATCGCAGTAGTTGGTGCTGACCAACGCTGTGAGTTGCCGGCCGAATGGACGGTAGGTTGGGGCCGTGCCGGCCGCAAGTGAGTTCGCGCTCAGGGTGCCAGCTACCGGGATGATCGAAGATCCGATACCGGGGGCTGATGTGCCTGAAATGTAGGCTCCCTTGAGGTAACCGGCCACCTGCACCAACACATACCCGCCAAGCAACTGCGCCAGCGTCAACTTCGGCGCCGAGGCATAGTTGACCATCATAAAGCCGGCCGGGAAGTTCAACCCGAGAGTCGTTCCCCCCAAGGCTTCGGTGGTGATGCCGGTGACCGTGGTAAACGTGTTGTCTGTCCAGTACACAGGCGCCGGAGCATTGGCCGCCTGCCAGTTTGCCAGCGAGAGTGCCGAAGTCGCCAGATACTTCGCCTGTACGTAGACCGCCGGAGAGCCAGCCGGGTTGGAGGCTGACGGGTATCCGTAGGGATTCGTGGAAGTGTATGCCGCGGAATACCCCACGTACCTCTGGCCGAGAACCTGGATTTGCCCGAGTCCCGAATAGGCAGCCACCGCGCCGAGCCCCAAAGATGGGTTGTAGCAGTAGGTGAGTGCGTTCCCAGTGTCGATCTGGATAAGTTGATTCGACGAATTCAAAAATGCCATTGTCTTGTCCTCTCAATCAGGCCGATTACAGGGCCGTGAATGCCTCTCTGAACATCAAGCGAGATGCGGCAACAACCATGTTGCCACCGAACATATACTGTCCGGCCACATCGTCGGTGTTCTGCGCTTCCTTCCAGCCCGTAAATCCAAACTGGTACTTCGGCACATCGGAGACGTACAGGTAGATGTAGTTGGTGTTGAGACCAAACATCGTGTAGGTTCCGCCCAGGACCGAGAGGTACTGGTCAACCACCACCTGCGCACCGTTCCAGTTGAACGACTTGAAGCCAACGTGAACGTCGGAGGTCTCGTCGTTGAACCGTTGCTGCGGCTGGAGCTTGTTCCAGAACGCATCCCACACCGGCTGCGTGGTCGGCAGCATGTCCGGCTTCTCCTGCCCAAACCAACTCGCACCAAAGGCTGTCTGGATTTGAGAAAGGTTAAAGGCCGATGGCGCCGCATAGTAAGAGTTGATGCCAGTGTTCGCTGTGCTGGAGATGTCCGACCGGGTGATGCCACCATAAGTTGCGTAGTTCACGCCGTTGTCAACAGCCGCCGATAAACCATCCAACTCAAGAGTTGAGTTCAGCGTACCCTGGCCGTCACCGAAGACCGAGGTGCCGAGGATCTGGGCCATCGTGCCCGAAGCGTTCACCATCTTCGAGGAGACGTAACTCATCGCGGCTTCTGCGCCGCGGTTGAGAACCTGATCCACACCATACAGCGTGACGTTCACATAGGCGTACTTCAGGTTGAACTGAAGAGCCGTGTCCGTCTGCACTGCCGAGGTGTCAAAGGCTTGGCCGCGCTGGAAGAACCCGCCCTTCAGCGGCGCGTACATGATGTTATGGCGAATGGTCAAGCCGCCGGGAAATGCGAATCTCCGCTTTTTGCGGAGGCGGGTGAATACCGGCGAAGACTTGAACACGTTGTCGGTGATGATCGGAACGATATGATCGTTCGTTTTGCCCGTGAGATCATTCCACGTAAGCATAAGCCCTTTGCTTTCTTCGACTCGGGTTGAGCCCTTGTCGAGCGCCCTATTGGGCCAGAGATGTTTGATTACCGCGGCCTTCGCCGTTGTCGCCCTAGTCTCACAGGCTCGGCCTCTCGGCTTCCCGTTCAACTCATCCCTGCTATCCCTTCAGGCTCCGCATGGACCCATGCTTCCTTGGAGAATTGCAGTTGCGGGAACTCAAGGCGTCCCGCCTGCCTCACCACCTAAAACTTGCCAACACTCCGAAGTTCGGCCGCCGCTGTTCTTGCCGCCGCCATGGTGAGTGATTCAACGTCGCCCTCACCCTCCTTGGCGCTTTGCTCCAACATCTTTTGCAGACTGCCCCTTGCTTCGCCTGTTGGGAAGTGACCCTCGCTGCCGCCGCCCGGCAAACCGCCGCGCTCGGCAATGATCTTGTTCGCCCGCTCCTCAGCCAGCCGCTCAATGTCGGCCGCCGTCTTCTTCTCGCGGACTGTTGGTTCCATGTACTTCTCCACGGCGGTCCTGGGATTGAAGTCCTTCTCCTTCGACATCAGATCGAATACTGCCTTCTGATCTTCGTCGGTGAACTCTTTCCCGGTTTCCTTCTCAAACTTGTTCGCCATGATCGCCATGGACGTTGCGAATCCGGTCGTGAATGGAATCGTCTTTTCGTTGAAGTTCTTCTCGAACTCCGTGTACTTGGCGTTGATCGTCTCTTCCACCAACTTCTTTCCCTCGCTGGCGTAGAGGTTTCGATATTGCTCGGCGTTCAGGCTCAAGCCCGATGCCACCACGATTTCCTTCACTCGCTTGTCCAACTCTGCCGGGTCCATCTCGCCTCCAACTGCTGCCTTCTTAGCCGCTTCAAGTTCTGCTGCAAGCCTGGCCTTCTCTTCAGGCCATAACGGTTTCGATTCCTCGTCGATCACCCCTTGCTCTACAAGGGATTCCCAGATCGGAACCTTTTCGTCAGCCCACACCTTCATCTTCTGGTTGTATGCAAGAGCTTCTGTGTATTCCTTCTCTTGCGTCTGCAACTCAGTCAGTTTCCGGCTGTAGTCCGCTTGCCGAAGCCGCCCATCTTTGAACTCGGGGACTTTCTGCACGATGTTGTCAAGGAGCTTGCGTTCATCAGCACTAAGCTGCGCTGCCGATACAATTTCTTCCCACGTTTGGACTGCCATCTAACTTCCTTCCTCGCTTCCCTTTCGGGTTCCGCGAAGCTCGGGATAAGATCGCCGTTTCCGACTGCTTACCTGTTATCGTTGCCTACCCCGGCATCTGCCCCGGAGTCGGTGGCGTCGGTATCTGAGGTGGGCCTCCACCTGGAGGCGGTGCCCCCATACCGGCCGACTGTGGTTGTTTTTGCTGTGCTTGCGCCAAACCTACCTTGAGGGTGGCGAGTGCCTTCTGAATGAAGGGGCGCATCGCTTCATCCTGAATCCCGTTGAGGATTTTCTCCACGGTGCCCACGGCAAGCTCAATCGGATTCTTCCCCATCTGCTGCTGCGCCTGACCAACGCCCGCCCCAAACTGCGGTCCAGCACCCATCTGGGCTTGAACATCCGGCGCCATCGGCGGCTGTGTCATTGGAGGCATGGACTAGAATCCGTTCTCGTTGTTCTGGAGCTTGCCGGTCTTCACGTTGACGCTCGTGCCCTTTGGCGTGGTGGTTGTCATTTCGCCTTCGTCTATGAAAGTCCCCACCTGATCGAAGGTTCCCTTGCCCAATTTTGGGCTTGGGGTAGCAAGGTAGTGGCCCTGCTCGATGTTCTCGGCCATGCCTGACTTCTTCATTGGATGCTCCCCTTGAGGTGTGATGGAGGGGCGCTGTTAACGCCCCCCGTTTACTGCTGACTGCCGCGAACTACTTGCGGCCGTGCTTCCGTCCACCCTTGCGGCCCTTTTTGCGTGCCATGGTGTAGTCCTTTCCGGGGTTGCCCCCTGGGTTTTTTATTGCGACCGATCGCTCGGCCGGCGGCCTCCACCGCTGAGGTTGCCCCCAGGAAAGATTTGGGGCCTCTCGGACAAAAGAAAAGCCGCACTCAGGATTTCTCCCTTGCGCGGCTGCTGCGGCCTCTCCGATTTCTCGGTAACCGCTACTCTTGCCCTGTGAGAATCATTATCCGCAGTCCGTGCTTCGTCAAGCGATTTCTTAACACGCCTGCAAAATTACTACTTGAAGCTCTGCTCTTTCACTAGCCGAATGTCGATGATCCCGCCGTTGTCAGTGCCTTTGATCGTCAATGTCCAATACTGTTTGGAATCAACCCCATTCTTAATCGCGGCAAGGATTCTCGGGATGTCCTGCTCGGCTATCTTTTTGCTCATTTCTGAATCGGCCATCACTTATGCCCCGCTTTCGGTGGTGCGCCGGCTTGGGCCTGAGCCATTGCCGCGGCCTCAGCCTTCAACTCTTCATCGTTGGCCTGTTGGTCGATATTCCACTTGAGGATCTTGAATACCTGCTTCCGAGATAGGTCGCGTCCCTTGCGTAGAGCGAACGCAATCGGAACACGCTCCTGCTGCTCGACGTGGAGTAGGGTTCCGCGCTCCGTGCGATAGTGGTAGCGCCTTACGAATGCCTCTGACTGGATTCCATCAGGGATGAGCGAACCTGGCCTGTCGTCCATGTCTTCCTTCGTGAGACCGGCCATGCCCAGCAACTCCATCCGGCGCTCGGCGCTGTAGAACTGCAAGGCGTCAGCGCACCACTGTTGACCAATGTCGTCGGCAAACCATTCCACGCTGCGGCCCATGACCCGGATCGGGGTGTTCTTCGCCATCTGAATCTTGTCGAGAGAGTCTCCTGAAGGAACCTGCTTCTTCCCGAGCGCATCCCCGATTGCCGCGGCTCCAGAACTCTGCTTCATCGATTGGAGAATCTGCGTGTAGATTTGCAGGACGTAGGTTGGCAGAACTGGAGGCGTCTGCCACGTTGGGGGATGTGGCGCGTTCTGGCTGTAGGTGATCTTCAACCCCGGCTTGGAACTGTCGATCGCCTTCATCGCGGCTGGATTGATAGCTGACTTGGCCGCCATCAAGGCAGGGTTGATCGCCTTCTTTACCGTCTGGAGCATCCCAGCCATCATCTGATTCAAGATGTCCTGCTGGCTCATCCAAGGCTTCACTACGCTCATCGCGTACTGCTGCCACGGCACTCCGTACAACCCAAGAGAGGCGAACGGCTTCTTCCGATGGAAGTAGGGGTTTGGCTGGTCGTACAGGGTGACCCGGTTGGCCCGGATGAATAAGCGGCCTCTGGGGTACAACTTCTTCCCCGGCTCGACCCAGTATCCCCAAGGTGCGCCCTTTGGACCCATCCAAATCTTGTCTCGACCCTCATTGATCGAGTCGTCTTTCCGGTGAAACTGCTGCACTTCGGCCTGGGGGAAGTTGCTCTCGTAGGATTGTTTGTCACCTGCCCCTAAAAGCCGCTTCATGCCCGGCGATAGCGGTGGGTACAACTGCGGCGATACGCCCATCGGACTCTGTACGTCGACCGTGTACCGGCTCTTGGTCTCCTCGGCCTGAACATACTTGCCCATCGTCGGGTAGGCCCGCTTGATCCACGCTAGCGTCCGCATCTTGCGATAGACTACGCACTCGTCTTCCTGAAGGTCTTCACCCATCCCCAACCGCAGAATCGAGCTTGGCGGCAGAGCCTCAAGGGTCAAGTCGCCGTCTTCGGGATCGCCGCTGTCTCCCCTGGCGAACGGGTTATAGTACAGCATGGCCGGCGCCGAAGTGAACATCGCCCACATGATGCAGAACGCCATCCGGCGCTCGTACCCGGAGGTCGATACCCAGCCCTTATTCAAGTTGTTGAGGATTTTCTGAATCTCGGAATACTTGCCGTCGTTGGAGATGTCGACGATGTGCGAGGTGGGCCGGATGTCCGTGATGAGCCCAACCGTCTCCCAGAACATCGATAAGAACTCGTTCGAGACCGGCTTCGCCCGGTAGGAAGGCATTGCATCCTTCCACTGCATCCCTACCAGATAGTCGAGGGCGTTAGAGATGTCCTTGAGTTCAGGAACGTCCTGCTGGAGTGCTATCCCCTCCTCTACAACCGAATCGCACCAGTTGTTGAGTTGGATGTAATACTCGGCTCGTGAGGAGGTCCGCTTATCTTCCTCGCTCGGCTTCTGCCTTATCTCGGGAAAATCGTCCAGCGTCATTGGAGTTCCTATCAAAACCAGTTCTCTTGAAGTGCCATCCGTGTCCGCTCTTCGATCCAGAGCTTGAGTGGGGTCTCCGCATCCTTAGCCTTCGCCTGAGCGGTTGCGAACTGGTCTCCCAAATCCACGATAACCCTCCCCGGCGACCTCGACTCGTAAGCCTTTAGGTCTTCTACGGCTGCGTCCCGCTCACCCTTGGCTTCGTCTACTTCACACATCTTCGCATAGACTATGCCAACAAGTTCACTGGAATTTGAGAACTTCTGTCCAAGGCGGTCAAACAGACGCCCTTTGTCTGTCATCCCAAGGATCATCACTTCGCCCTCGGCCATCTGTAAAAGGATGTCGGCTACCCTGGCCGAAACTGCCTCGTCACTCCCCCACTGAGCGGATAGATCGGTCTTGATCCGCAAGGGTATCTTCAGGGTGATCGGCGTCTGCCCCTCAACAGGTGGGAACTTGGCCGGCCCTACCTTGAACTCCATTTGAGGCCCGTCTGCGTAGAAGGCCGCGGTGTCGTCCCACCGATGATTCGAGTTGGCCGGGCACGTCAACCTTCCCTCGGCGGCTGAAATCTGGTTCGACTGCCCCGTTTCACGCTTGCACTTCGGACAGCTAAATTCCGTCTTGAATGCTGGCATCTTTCTCCTCCCCTTACTCCAAAATTTGGACTACGTGTTTTTGAACATCAACTCGACCTCGACGCCGCGCATACGGTTCATGCAAGCCTCGAACTCTCTATCGAACTCTTCGACTGTTACCTTCGGAACTTTTGTTTCCTCTGCCAAGAACCGCTTCCACTTATCATGTAGCCACCCGCCGGGAAGCCGATGAATCATTTCGGCCATTGAGAGCCGCGACACCTGATACCACATCGTCCCGTCGCTGCGGAGCCTGAAGAAACATACATGCTCAATCTCCGTGTGGCACGGGTCTTTTTTTTGAAACTGGAATACTCTACGCTTCACCCATTCCATAACCCCTCCTCGGCTCCAAAATTTGGACTACTGAACCCGCTTGTAAAAGTTGGTCTTCACATCTTCGATTGTGAACACATAGTGCCAGCCGCAGTTCGGGCAGATCACCGGCATTCCAAACCACCACCGAAAGCGTGTTCCGCAGCCTCGATACATCCACGGAGCCTCCTTCTGAATCTCCGTCACCTCTTCAGGCGTCAGTCGCGATGCTCCTCTGTCGCAGGTATGTTCAAACATCATCGGCCCTACGGCCTCGTCCGCAGGCTTCTCGGCTGCTACTGCCGGGATAGCTGCTGCCGCCATTACTGTTGCTCCTACTCCGAAGAACTTCCTTCTTGATACGTCCATGTTTACGCCAACCAATCTGGTCGAATGACCGTCTTCACGTCTGCAATGAAATCTTCCTGCTTCCCGACAATGAGAAGCGCGTTTGCCTTTCTGTGCATCAGGCCCAGTGTTGGCATCTCCACAACGAACCTCTCCTGTGGCTGTAACTTCGCCCAAATCCTGTTGTACTGATCCAGCGTGATAAAACAGACCTTCATTTGATTTTCCATTGTTTCCTCCTTTTTCACTGATAAAGCCATGAATTCTCGTCATCCGAGTCCAGTTCCGCCTGATCCGCCTCGTACTGGGCTATCGCCTCTGGAGTTATCAGCTCCGGATCGATCCCGTCCTCGTACATGCGCGAAGCCGTCCCATTGCCGTCAAACACAGGGCTGTACTCGCTATTCTGAAAATCGCTAGGTACTTTCCTTTCCCCCAATCCCTTCAGGTTGACTGTAGCGGTCGCCCCCGCCGTCCTCACGATACTGCTTCCGATGTTCTTCTTCGACACTCGCTCCGCTTCATGCTGCGAGTTCGTCGTCTGAATGATTGTACCGAATCGGTCGAGGATTTTGAATTCATTCTGCTGCTTTGTCGATTCCTGCTTGCTGGTCCCCTCCCGCATCTCGCGGTACTCAGCCTCGTGGCCGCAGTAAAGAGCGATGTGAAGACTCATCATAAGGTCGTCCCTAGCCCCGTCTCCCTCGGCTCCATCTTCAGTGAAATCATAAAACTCGTCGACGGTGAATTTGTCTGGAATGTTGAGCAAGTCATCAATCAGCGTCTTCGACATCTTCGACATCAAGGCCCGCTTGGTCTTGTCATTCGTCCAAAAGCCGATAATGTCGGTCATCCAATGAGTCAGTTTGTCGAGGTGCTTGTACCGATAGATGTTCTCGTACTCGTACTGGCGGACCAACTTGTTGTTCGTCACCATGCCCATCGAATTTACTTCCACGGCCGCCAGAGCCTCGTTGTACATCCAGCAAATTGCTAGAGTTACATCAGCCAGCGACTCGGGATCAATATAGCCGTGCCACACTGCCACCACTTCATCCTTCGGCAGGTCTAGAGATATGTCGATTACCGTGACTGATGAGAAGTCGCCGCCGTCGTTTCCAAGGCTCACGTCCACCCCTACGACATAGACCGCGCCTGGCCGCTCACGCTTCCATACACTGAAGCGGTTGTGGTGCTTTGGATACTCCAAGTCGGCAGTCGGCTCCACTTCGCGGACCATCACCTTCGGCCGGCCAGCGTCGAAGTCGTAACTGATCTCCCCAATCCACTTCGGGTTCAGCACTCGTTTCATCAGCTTGTTGATGATGCCCAACGGATATGCGGTGACTGCGGAGGTCTGGAAAGACTCCTCTGCGGTAAGGCTGTATTCCTGATTGAACATTTTGTCGTCGCCATCGTTAGCGATGAATTCCTGAATCCTCTTCCGGCGCCAGTTGAAGACTTCGTTCTTCATCGCGAAGCCGTCTTTTTTGAGAACGAGGTATTTTATCTCTTCCTCGTCCTTCGTCAACGTAAAGACTTCGCCTTTGGGAATCGGCAGAGAGTACGTCTTTTCGCGCCTGTAAAACGGAATATAGACCGGGTTCCAGTCAATGTCTCCAGCTTCCGCTTTACGCCACATATTGTGCCAAGGATTATTACGCCCCTTAGGGGTTGAAATCATTACATAGAAGCCGTCGGGGGAGTTGAAGGTTGGGAATAGTGCTTTAGTAAGTTGGCTTGGATCGGTCCAGAACGGCAACTCGTCGAGGTGGGCTCTTGCGAAAGTTTTAGACCTCCCCACTCCGGTCGGCTTGTTCCCGTTGTCTCCGTAGATGCGCGTCTTCAGTCCTGGGCGAGTGATTCGCAGGGTTTCGTCTTTCTCATCAAAGTCGATGAATTTTCCGGCCTCTTGATAGCGAATTCGGGGACGCATCCACCACGGTAAAAAGTCAAGAGCCGCTGCGTACATATCGAGGATGTACCGGGTCACATCGGCGTCCTGAGCTACGACGATGGAGTTTACATGCTCACTGAAGATTGTTGCCGCGAAGACTTCCCCTGAGACATACGTGCTGCCCCCCATCTGTCGAGCCTTGTTGACGATTGCTTTTACGCGTCCAAACTGCTTCTCCAGCCGGCGGAATTCGTCATGCAGAATCTCCTGCGAATCCCAAAACGGGTACAACCCGGTGAAGCCGCGGTCCTCAGTTTTGATGGCATAGTAGTTGGATAGGAAGTAACGTCGCTCAGTCATGCAGTGGAGTATCTCTGCATCTATCCAAGCATTGTCATCTTTAGAAAGATACTCGCGGGCCTTCGCTTGATCGCCACTGTACTTTTGGAGATGGAGGTCCAACACCTCAATAATTTCTTCTAAGTGAGGATTTGCGCGACGGATTCCCATTTACTCGCCCTCTTCGTCGTCATCCTCATCGTGTTCGTCGTCGGGAGAATCCTCACCCTCATCTATATGCTGAGGAACTGCCGTCACTTGTGGGGGAAGCAAGTTGAAAGCCTGAGCTTGAGCACGAAGGCGTTTCATCCTCTCTTCCGTAGTTTCAGTTGTTCCAAGGTTCACTGTTGGTTGATTGTTATTGTTCACTTGGACAGCTACCCCCGGCCCCTTCGGCTGCATCCCTATCACCAAATCCCGCACAAGACGGGTTCCCTCAAGCCGCGTCGTCTTGTCGTCGACCGTCACATACTCATCCTTGCCGGTCTTGAGGTTCTTTTTCATCACCACTTCCGTAGCGGTCAGCAAGCCGTGCAGGGTCTCTTTCGCCTGCGGGATGGTCGAGATTACCAGATCCCGCACAGCCAACTGCAACTGTCCCTCAGTGTTCTGCTGTTCGTACACCTCGATCGACTTGATCGATTCCACTACCGTCGAAAGAGACACTTTTTCCGACTTAGCAATGGCCGCAGGTGCCATCCCACCCTTCGCCTTAATGTAGCGCATGAGGTGACGGGCGTCTCTCGCTGCCGGCCGTCTTGAAATGGCTGGGCTCATACGTTTGCTGTTACCCCCGGCGGATTTTCCATCGGGTCAGCCTCGGGTCCAGCCGCGAACCCTTGGCCGCGGATTTCCTCGATCTGCTCTTGCTGGACAAAATCTTCGTCGGAGGTGTCGATCACTTCGGTATCCTCCACCGCCGCATCAGGAACATCAGCCGGAGACGCTACGAAAGGCTGCCACTGAGGGAATGATGGAATCGGTCCACCCCTCGGCCTCGGCTGCGCTGTAGGGTTGGCTGCTTCCCCTGGCTCTGCCTCTGGCGTCCCTCCGATCATGGCTGTCCGAAGGAACTCCAACTCCCCCGAGAAGCGATGCAAGGCCACGGCGACCTCTTGCTGAGACTTCACCAACTTTGGTATCCCGTTCAAGGCCGCCGTCAATTGCTTGGCGCCAGCGCCGATCCTTCGAGCCAACACAAAGGTTGCGTAGGCCGCTGCGAGGATCACCGCCCCGGCTAGGCCGCTGAGTATCTGGTTCATATCCCCTCCACTAGCGAACTTTTTAGAATGTCGAGATTCCAGTTGTATTTCTTGGCATGTTCTTTCTCGGCGTCCTGCATGGCCTTCCACTGGTTTTCATCGAGATAGATGAGAGGGTCTCCGTCCATCACAAATGAAATCACATCACTTGAGCGGCTGTCGTCCATTCGCATAGTGTGTCCAGGGCAACCCATCTGGCTGCAATCGTTGTTGCACTTGTACTTAATGTCAGGTCCGATGTTCGTACCCATAATCATACCCTCTCTGTCAAAAAGTGAGGAATTAGTCTCCCGCACCCTATTGCCACCCTGAATGCCTCGTGGAGACTCGCCGATCCCCCTCTCTCAAAGATCGTTGCCTCTTCAAGCAATCCAAGGATCTCGTCATCGGCCGCCACGAACTTTTCTCCGTGATACTCGATAACTGTCCCCTTCATCCACGTCTGGTTCATTTAACTCCACCTCGACAAAAAACTTTCCCACTTATCTTTCACTTTCCCAACCCAAGGCGCCAACGGGTATACCTTCCCCCCAGACTCCTTAGCAGCCTCTCGCAGCTTCAAATATCCAAAGAAGCACTCTTTGCACCCTTTGGTTATCGAAGACCCAAGTTCGATTCGTGTTCCGCAGGCAGAGCATGTACCCATCACACCCTCGCTTCGGGAACCTTGACTTCGGTCCCGTCCTTCCGTATCCCCTTCATCTCCGTGTTGCTCACGTACACCTTCCGGTCAAAGCCGTAGGAGCACCCGCGCTCTTCGTTGAAACACTCGTAGCGCAATGAGTCGACGCCACGGCGCCCCATCTTGACCGTCATGGTCATTGCCTTACCACAGCCGCCGCAAATGACTGTTCCACCCTCAAGCGGTGACTGTTCGGGAATGCTGCGCCTGGGTACTGGTGGTTGCTCTGCCATTGTGTCCTCCTCGTGTGAGTCCAAAATTTGGACTCCCATTCTGTTTGAATGTGTGCTTCCACTGGTGGAACTGATCCAACACCTTCGACTTCTCCACCACACTCGCTCTGTCTACAAAGAATGTCCCCGCCAAGTGATCTACTTCATGCTGCACCACCCTCGCATCCCTGCTGGAGAAATGCCAGTCTTTCACAACTGCCGGCTCTTCGATCGAACTCCCTATTACGTTGATGAATTGCATCCTCGCCGTAGGGCATCGGTTTCCGCCTGGAGGGCAACTTATGCAGCCTTCGGGATATTCTGTCTCCGCTCCGTACATCCTCTCGATATGAGGATTCAAAAGCGTCAACCGCTTCCCTCCCGATAACCTCACCACTACCATCTGAATCGGAAACCCGATCTGTGGAGCGGCCAACCCCGGTATCCCAAACTCGTTGATGACCGCAAGCATGTGCGCTTCAATGTTCCGAAGGTATTCTAACTCTTGCGGGTAGAGAATTTCGATCTCAAGATACGCCGATTGCGAAACCATCTCTGACCCGAAGAAATAGAGTTTCAAGGCTACCTCTCCACGAACAGGCTTTGAAGTTCCCATAGCGTAACTTTCAACGCCATCAGGGATCGACGGTACTTCCCGAGACAGAGTATTTCGTCTGCCCTCTCACGCCATAAATTTCCAAGGTGGGCTTTCATCTTTGCGCCGCCTTTTCCGCCGTCGGCGTTTTGGCTTCATCGAAGCACGAGACGCATCCCAGGGTGTTGCCGCAAGTTGGGCAGGCCGCTTTCTGGCCGCGGCGGTAGGCTTCGATCACTTTCTTATCAATGTCGCCACTCGTCAAGCCATTGCCAGCGTACAGCAAATCTTTGATCGCCTCCGGAACTTCCGGCTCGGGCGCGAGGAACATGCGGCGCTGCCACGCCAACAATAAGTTTTCGATCAAATGAGGATCAATTTCTCTTCCTGCCCCGAACTGCACCGTGGCAAGAAGTTTTTTAGTCTGCTCTGGTGTCGGCACCACCGGGTTCTCCGACAGCCAGCGAAGGGCCGCTTCGAGAATAAATATCGCACCTCTATCTGCCGTTACGTAGGCGTTGTATGCCGCTCGACCGACTTGAAGCATTCCCTCTGGAATTACGACACGTACTGGCTCCTTTGGCCCGCGCCAACCCGAGAATGTCATCTTTGGGTTGTCCATCATCCCCTCCCCGGCACGATGATATTCGGCTTGTTGGCCTCAGCACGCATCAACACCTCGACAGCCTCCGGCAACTGCTGCCCCTGGATCGCCTGTAACCGCTTGATGTCATCCTCCAGCCACCGCCCAGGCCCGGCCGGCCCCGGACATACCTCGCCGTGGAACTTGCACCTCCCCCGTTTGTCGCACGAACACCCCTTGAACGTGTCAAGCCGCTTCCGCGCCTCACCCGTGAAATCCGTCCCATCCTCCCACACTGGAGGCATCGCGTAGTCCGCAGTGAACAGCATCCCGTCCGACCGCAAACCCGCCGCTCGGACCATCAACACCTGATTCTGCCCGAGAGGAAGAAAAGCCACCACGTACCCGACACTCTTCCACATCTGCACTTCGCCACGCACCGTCTTCTTGAACGGAACGACATCACCATACGTCGACGGCGGATTCTTGCACTCAGCCGCTACCGCGTTGATTGTCTCCATGTCCCCGTTCGCAATCGCCTCTGCCGCTCGTTGTGCGCGATCCTCGCAGATTTCCAAAACCGTTGGCTCTTTCGGTGCAGCCGCCTCAGCCGCCCGCTTCTCCGCCCTCTTGTCGATTATTTCCATCCCCATACTTACCTCCTCATCCCTCTCCGAGCCCGCACAAGAGCCTCGGCCACCGCGTCCAGGCTGTCCTCATGTAGACCCTCCAGCCACTTGTCTTTGTCGAAAATCTCATCTACCTTCGGGTGATCCCGCCACGGCATTTCCTTGGTGTGCAATAACTCATGCACAATCACAACTTCCAAATCGCGCCGGAAAACCGCTCGGTCTTTATCCGTCCGGTCTGCCGGATTGTACAACCGAATCTTTTGCCTGTGCCGGCCGAACGAGTGCTTGCAGTCTCCCAGGTTCCCGTTGTTGTCTTCTGGCGCCATCAAGATAATCTCGAAGTCTACGTGGTCAAGCCGCAACTCCCGTTGCCAGTACCCTAAATGCTCCCGCGCAGCCGCCAGTTCTTTCTCTTCCGCTTCTGTCCCCATATCAGTTCGACCTCCTCAACTTTGTAAATAATGGGCTTGGCTTGAATACATTGTCTGTCAGCAACGGCACGATGTAGTTGTTGGTAACCGCAGTCAAATCCTTCCACTCCAGAAACCCGAACTGATACACAGGCTCCGCAACCGCCGGGCTCCACCCGCCAATCGGCGGAAGAAAAAATTTTGGTCCAGCCGCCACCAAAACCGCTGCCGCTCCCACCCCACGCAAGAACCCGCGTCGGCTTAGGTCGACAAACTCTTCTTCGTCCTCAATCCCGAATAGCCGCCACAGAAACTTGTTCATACCCTAGTTCGCCTTCCCTGGTTTTACCGCCAAAGCCGCCACTGCCGCTTCCCCTGCCCTCCGGCACATCTCCGCGTTCTCCTCGTTCAACCGCGTATGTATGTCTACCACCATCAGCTTCGCCACATCCAACATCCCCATCTTCATTACAAAATCCCCCGTTGACGACATCATCTCCAAGTCAACCTCACTGTGGACAATCACTAGCACCGTAGGATGCTGACGCACCAACGCGATCTTTCCTAAATTATCAATCAACTCCTGAACCCCAATGTCCATCCCCACCCCCGTCTTACCCTCTCACAAACCATACAACCCACACTCACAAAACACAATACCCTGCAACTGCTAAATTTAAAATCTCCCACTTTTCTTGAATTGAAAATTAAAATCTCAAATTCAAAATCAAATCTATTTCCTGCCTACATCAAAAATGAGAACTCGGTTTTGTGCTGATGGACATAGTCGCCGAAGGCGACGGGGTACCCGACCCCCTTGCCCCCACCTGTGCGCGTCGAAGGAGGGGCGGCGGCGGCGCGGCGGTCGAGCGGGGCGCGGGGCGGGCGGGCCGGGCAGGGCAGGGGCCGGGGGGCCGGGTTGAAAGCGGTGCAGCCTGCCGGGCGGGTGGCGTCGATAGCTGGCTGGGCTGGGGAAGTGCGATGTAACAGGGTGGTACTGCGGTGCCGTCTCCTACCTTATGCCTCTCTCCTCTTGGATGCTCTGCTCTTCCCTCCCTGCGGGGCTGGCGGCTGGGGCTGGCTGTGGGCGTCCTGCGGCTGGCGTTTGCCGGGTGCCGTAGTATGTCCACCGATGCGGCGGCGCGTCCTGGGGCAACGTCGTGCCTCGTTCCCTGCCGGTTCCGCCCCTGGCCGGGTTCCGGGCAAAAGAAAGCCCCCAGCCGAAGCCGGGGGCGTGAGTCCAAATTCTGGAGTGCTAGACGAAGTTGGCGTGATTGAGGGAGCAGGCCGGGCCGTGGCCGTCGATCTCTCCGCACTCGTCGCAGCCTGCCGCTTCGGCGTCTATTGCCGCCTCCGCCTCTGCGGCTGTGTCGTACCAACCTATAACCTGACCGCGATGGGTTGCCTTAAACCGTGGCGTGTTGACGATCGCTGTACGCTCCTCGCATGACCGCTCCTCGCTGTGCTGCTCTCCGCATAGATCACAACTTGGAGTGTTGCCGATCCGCGTCCTGCCGCCGTCCTGCTCCATCTCCGCTATCATCGCCCGGTTAGCTGCTTTCGCCTCTTCCGTCACTTCTGAGGTCTCGCAGTCCTGCCGGTCGCTGGGTTCCATCAGGGCCGCCGTGTGCGCGTTGTCTGCCACTCTCAAGGCTAGCTCTGCCGCTACCTGACACCAGCCCGCCAGTTCTACCTGTAGCAAGTGGGCCTGTGAATGGTTGCCGCGCTCTTTGAAGCATCGAGCCGCTACCAGTTTCCCTATTCTCTCCGCTGCTTCCATGTCTCCTCATCTCCTCCGGGTTCGCCGGTGCCGTGCCGTTGTCCTACAGAATACCTGCCAGCCAGCCGAACAGGCCGCAAGCTGCCGTGAAGGTAAAGAACGCAATCGCTATCTTCTCTCCTGCCGGGAGATCAGCCACTATCCGCCTTGGTTGAATCGTCGGCGCGTAACGGCCTTCCGCTTCCAGGTGGTAACGAATCGCTCTGTCGGCGTGGGTCTGGGCGTCGAGGTTCCGCCGCTGGTCTCTCGCTTGCCGTGCAAGTGCCTCTTCTTTGTGGGCGAGGGTGCGAAGCTGGAAATCCACATCGTCTTTGTACCCTGCCGGTGGCATGACTACTGCATAAAGGTGTGTGTGGGTGATCGTTGCCAAGTTGCTCATCGGTTGTTTCTCCTCTCCTCTTACTGTGTCCCTGTTTCCTCCTGACGGCAAGGGGCCAGCCGAAGCTGACCCCAGTCCGTGACGGTGGCGCCTATTCGCAGCCAAGCCGCAGTATCCGGCGCCGCGCTCGCTGTGCCTGCTCCTGCCTGAATTGCTCTTCCTGCCGGTCGAGCTCCTGTTGATACCGCGTCTCTTGCTCCACGGCTCCCACGGTTGCCGGAATCATCCCCACGAATCCGGCGTTGATGGCGTTCGTTAAAATCCGCTCCATCATGTGCATTGCTCCTGCCTCCTCTTGCGGTTGTCATTCTGCTGGCTCTCTGTGCTCCACTCTCTGAAAGATAGGTCCAGACCCACACCAGCCGCAGGCCGGGACCGCATCGGCAAAGCTAACGCAACTATGCCGACAGTTAATACATCGGTACGCTACCAAAGCAGCGGGTTGTCTCCCGTCCCGAAGAATAGCGGGCTGTGCCGCTCCATCTTGCCAGATCGGGCCGAAATATCGCCTCTGGTAGACCGTAGGCGCGTCTCCATCTCCTCGCGCTGGCTAATGGCTAAGGCTGCTTCCCTGTCCTGGTCGCAGGTTTCAAGGCCGGCGAAGGTGTAAACGTGGATGGGTGCGCCCTCCGCTTCATTGCAAATATCGCAGAGGCCGGGACGGTGGCCCATGTAATCAACTGCCGTGTATTTGTGTGGGCTGTGCATACTTCCTCCATGCCTCAACTATCGCCCCAAACCGCTAAGGGTTCAATACCCCTACTTGCAGCCTTTCATGTGGACGCCACCCAACGCGCCACACTTCAAGCAGCCGCTCGACCTGGCCGCTGGTTTCGCTTCCTCTTGAATGATTATCGGTTTCGGTTTCTCTTCCTTTGAGACCACGGCTCCAGGACTCCGCGACTCTACGACCACGGGATCAACGGTCTTATCGTCACAGTTCCAGATGCGGCTCTTACACTTCGCGCACCTGACCGGCTTCGCCTCACTTATCCAACGATGCCCGCACAAATCACACCTACACTCAAATGCCATCACCTGTTTGTACATGGACACATAGTACCACTAGGGTTGGACACATAGTACCGTCGGCGAGTCTAACACACTCATCAACGCATCTTGATACCTCGATACAATTGGCACTATTGCGCCATCTAAGAGGGCGCTGGAGGACGGCGAGACGAGATTACCGCCGCGTCTCTTTCGCGTCCCTGGCTCCGTGTTCGTGTTGGCTTGGGCCGCTGCGCTGGCTGTTTCGTGGATGTTTTGGGCTTTAGGTTGGCTCAGGTGGGGCTGGCGCTGAAGGGGTGAGGCTGGGGGTAGGGGGATTCTTGTATGGGGAAGGGCAGTAGAGATTAGGGGAATTTAGTATAGGGGTGGGTGGGTATCGGTGCCTGTGGTGGGGTGGTGCAACGATACCCGAGCCTGGTTAAAGGTTCCTGACAATGACTGTGTTTCGGTAGTCTTTCCGGCGCTTCCTGTTCTCTGGCTTGTTCAACCATCCCGCCGATTGCGTAGCCTTCTCTGCGATGAGTTCTCGAAGCTCGAAACCGTCCCACTCTTCTGGCATCTTCGAGATTGAATCAACTACCGTTAACTTGATGCTGTCACACAGGTCTTCGATAAAAAGCCGCTTCTCGTATCTGTCCATTTGCTTTCCTCGCTTTCCTTTGAGTGCCTCTCTCGCCTTCCCTGCGGGGCTTGGCGGCTGGGGCCGTCTACCGGGCCGCGATTTCTTCCGGCTCCTCGTAGATCGTTCCGCATTGAGCCTTTACGATGATCCGCTCCGGCTCGTTGGCTGGTAATACCGTGTAGATCGCGCACCAGGGCAGCTTCCAAATTCCATTTCTCAGGTATTGCCGCTCTAGGTACTGCCTCACTGCTTTGTCGCTCTCTGCCTTGTACTCGATATAGACGTGAAGCAGGTCGTAAGACATTGACACATAAAAGCTCTTCATTCTCTCGTGCTCCTTCCTTCGGTTGCGGCTTGCGCCGGTTATCGGTCAGTGGGCAGGGTAGGCAGTAGGAAACCTCTCGGCCGAGTAGGGCGCTCCAATCGGTTTGTCCTAGTGCCGATGCTTTGGCAGTTCGGGCCGCGAGTCCTTTCCCAAGTCTCCTACCGCCTGCGCTGCCCACCGTCGCGGGTTGCGCTACGATATTTCTTGCGCCTCGGCGATCTCTTCGGCTGTGAAGAAGCGCCGGAACTTGGCGTACTCCTCCTGCACGGCGCGGTACACGTCGAACGCCTTCATTGAGTCGTCAGAGTATCCGAAATCGCCGCAAAAGTCCTTGAACGTGCCGGGCTCGTTCTTCTCGATGCAGGCTAGGAGGTCGTAGGCTTCCGGGGTCTTCTTGGGTCCATTCATCCACGCAGACAGGCCCGCGTTCTCTGGCGTCACTGGCCGTTTGATGCGACCGTACTTGTACAGCCCCACCGCAAACCGGCCTTCCTGTTGCGCCTTCCGATATTCCGGCGAGCCGAGCGCGTTAAATTCCTCGTCCGCGTAGCTATTCCAGAAGTCAAAGTCAACGTGCCCGCGATCGGTGCCGCTGATCGTGCAGCGGTAGTGCTTGCCGTGAATGTGGCTCTTCCGGGGGAAGGTGTTTACCTTGTCCATGTCCCGGCCTGCCTGGGCGTCTTCGCAAAACTTCGGGCAGTCGTCGCCCACAAGCACAGACCGAAATTCCAGCCCATGCGCCTTTAAGAAATTCTCTGCCTGTTCGGTGTATTCGCTCATGTTGTCCTCTTCTCCGTTGGTTGTGCGCTGGCTCCGCGCTGTGGTTAGGCTTCCTCAAATTCCGCTTTGCGGCTGAGGTAGCCGGGTTCGTGGGTGTCGTTGTACTGCTTGCAGATCGCGCGGGCGTCGGAGTATGTGACGTGCTTCCTGAGGTAAGTTTTCTTCCCCACCCCTGGCTCCCTTCCGGTTGCCGTGCGCCTCCACCAGTTGCGAACAAACACGTTGTAATAGGCTTCCATCTTTCCTCCTGTGGCTCTTGCCACTCCTTCACTGTAACGCGGTTCCTGGCGTTTGCAATCCCCCTGCCCTGCGGCTTAAATCCTGCCTTCCCTCCCGCCGGCCTGGGGCTTCCGACGGCCGTCCTGTCCTTCGGATCTCGCCGCAAAAAGAAGGCTCCCGGCGCTCTGGAAGATTCCACGACACCAGAACACCAGAAGCCACGAGTCCAAATTTTGGACTAACTGAGCGCCGGTAACAGGCCGTCGGCTCCGGTGTTCGTGGTGTTGTTCGCGCCGAAATTCCTGTACTCCTCGACTTCTTTAGGGAGTGTTACTTCTTCCCAGTCGGTCGCCGTGAGGTCTTCGCGGGTCAGCCGTGGGAAGTCTGAGCAAATGTTGATCTGGTCGCCCCATGTCGATGTGCGGATCTCTTTCAGGCTGTCACTGCCTGCCGTAAATCCGTGCGGGTTGGCGTGCATCGGGCGCTTGAAGAGCTTCCCGCTGTGGGCGAAGTCGGCCAGTGTCTTCCCTGCCTTCGGTTCATCATTCTGCCGATGCCACTCTGCCGCATGGCTGGTCGTCACTTTGCCGGTTCCTTCACAATAGCCGTTGCACAGGTCCGGCGTTCCTTCACATTGTGGGCATGTCTCCATTCTTCCCTCCTCCTGCGGCTGGGCCGCGATTAAAACAAACACATTTGCGGGCTGTAGACTTCTACCGGCTCCGCTTCGATCTCTTCCTCCGGCTCAGGCGTCCCGATGAATACCCACTCGATCCCGATGAACAGGTGCGGCTCGTTCTTGTGTTTCTCCATCCGCTCACAACTGGCGCACAGGTGACGGAAGGTTGCTGTCCCGTCTCCTTGGAAGGCTACGGCCATAACAAAACAGCCTACCTTGCCGCATCGCTGGCAGGCTCCTCTCGTGTTGTGTGCCGTTGCTCTCATTGACTGCCTCCATCCCCATAATGAAGTGAGTGGGCCTTAGATTCAAGGCCCCTGCTTAGGCTGGCCGATGCGGAGAAAACCGCTGTGCCTCCTGGTAGGCCACTTCGTCTTCTACTTTGACGGCCAAATCCGCCCGGTTCTCGACAATCCACTTTGCGGTCGGACCCAATTCCACGTCAGAGCAATTTTCCAGAACGCGCTCCACGTCAGAACGCCGCAACCGATCTATGCTGTCGGCTGCGATCTTAATGATGAAATCAGGGCTCCTCAAATTGCCCTCCTTCCCTGGCGAAGCTGCTTCGCCCACTTCCGGCACCGCATCGCGCCCTCAAACACTGCCACCGGGCCTCCAAAGTGCTGCACGGCCTCTCCGCTGCCGCGCTCCTCCTGAATTGCCTTGATGCAGTCTACGGCCTCGGTCGTCGAGAGAATGGCCGCCCACTTCATCGCCGCGATTAGCAGAGGGTAGCGCCGCTCAATCTCCTCGTAACGCCTACCGATTTTTACCACTATCGGCCTCCTTCCGCGTCCGCAATGTGCTCTGCAATCTGGTCGATCTCAGCCTTAACGGCGTGAATCTTTGCGATGCGGTCCATGTGCTCTTTCCGGGCCTGAGCAAAGGCTTGGTCGCCTTGAGGGTAGTAGTCCCTGCCATTGGGACCGTTCTCGATCATCTTCTCCATTGCGGCATTGAGCGCATGGCCCATGTCGCAACAGTCATCGAGCAATTGTTGCTTGCTCGTTCCGTTCATGTGCAGTGTTGGAAAAATCATCCCCATTCCTCCATCGGCTGTTGCCGATAACTGATAGTCTCCTACTTCCCCATAGAGAGCAATGCCCCTGCTTCCAGCCTGTCCGCTTCGATCTTCCTGCGGCGGTCGCGCCAGTTGTAATCCGGGTGATGCGGCGGCTCCGGCACTTCATCAAGCCACTCGATAGGGCAGCCGTAGCAGTACGGACCCATCGATTCGCTCATGTCCTTCTTGTACCCCCCATCCCACAAGGTCACGGCGATAAACGATTCGACCAACGATCCATCCGGCGCTTTCACGTCAACAATGAACCAATCCTCCTGGCCGTGCGCGTGGTGCTTGCGATACGAGCAAGTGTTTTCACCGTAAGGCCAAGTCTTTGTTTTCTGCGCTTCTAGCCACTTTCTGCGGTCGTGCGCTCCATCCCATCCCATAGTTGCACTCCTCCTCTGTTCTCTTCCCCATAGTGAATCGTTAACGTTGCACCATCGGCAATACCGCATGACCGATGACGATCTTGCACACTGGAAGGATAAAAAGCTCAACCAGTGCCGCTATCAGAAAGCCCGCCAAGATGAGGTCGTGCCATCTCTTAGCCCTCAACGCTTCACCCCAGCCTTCTCGGCTAGAAGCAATACCTCAAGAGGAGAAATGCTCATCGGCTCCCGCCCGCTGGCTTCCCAGGCTGCGCTTCCCCTCACGGCCTCGGGGCAAACGGTTGAGGCTACGTCCATTGGATCGTCGTCCGGCTCTGATAGCGTCTCCTGGCGATAATACTCACGGGCTCGGTCAAGCGCCCACTCAAACTCTTGATTGTTGCGGTCGCACCAGTGCATGAGGTCGCCCAACAGGTCGCCCAACTTGTCGCAGTCGTCTGCTCCTGTCTCGGACTGAAAAGCATCGAGCGCCACCCCTGCCCACTTCGCCCGGTCGTCGTTCTGGCCTTCCGGGTCCGGCGGCAGTGCGTCGTCCTTCATTGAGCAGGTGCGGCAAAGCACGCCACCACAATTCCCATCCCGCGCATAGCCTTCTTTGCTGATCGGCTCTTCGCCCCGTTCGCAGTTGCTTTCCGGCTCGTCGTCCTGATGCTCGAAACGTGCGGCCTCTTCCGCATCGAAAGACGTGGCTCTTCCGCAATCTGGGCACTTGTCAATACCCGCGTCGTCTACTGTTTTTACCAGACCATGCTCAGGGCAATATCCCTCTGAGATGTGCGTGTCTTCGTGATCGACCATGTTGCAGTGAGCGCCATACGCTACGCCTTTCTCTCCACAATGAGGGCAAACTTCGTCGGTGTCCTCCTCTTCCACTTCCTCAACTCCCGCCTGCTCGTTGCTTACCCATACCCAGGCCGCTACAAAAGCCCCGTCTGCGCTCTGGCTCACCTTTGGGTAGTTCCCCTTGCAGTCTGGCCCGTCGTCGATCTCCAGTTCGTTGGTGACAAGGTTCTCCCGTGCGTACTCGATGAAGCCAAGCTCTACCGCGTTCGGAACGTAGGGAGTTTCCTTCGGCTCCGGCTGCTTCGTGATCTCCTCGATGCAGGCCACCAGCCCGTCTTGCGTCTTCGTTCCCCAGCCGGTTAGCCTGCGGTCATTACTTCCGCTGCTGCGGTCTCTTTTCAGAGAATCCCAAAGCAGTTCAACTACCTTCTCCTTAATTCCCATCGTTTCCTCCCCTACTCCCGGCCTAAGCCGCTGTTGATTGATCGCTTTCACCCCAGACCATTCTAGTCATCTCCGTTGCTGCCCTCATAGACAGATAATCCATCGCCACCCCATAGTAACGATCCCCATACGGAACCTTCCCGTATTCCGTCTCGTACCACTGACGGGCCAAGTAGTTGTAAACGTGCCAAAACTGCTCAGGCATGGCTTCTTCCTCCTGAATCATCTTGCCCCGCTCCAAGCCCTCCCGCAAGGCCCCCGTTTCCTGGCCGCTGTCGCCCCGTAGACGATTCCGCCGTGCTACGACGCCACCCGACAGCCGCCGGCTCGTCTCAGCCAATCCTGCTGCGGCCGTAGGTGGGTTTTGAGGAAGTCCCGAACCCCACGGCCAGATCTCACGACCAAAACACCGCGAGCCCAGGTTGCCCCAGGCCCGCGCTACTTCCAACTGAACTCCGGCGTGGCCGGCGCCCGTCTACCGCATCGAATTGCTCTTCTGATTGTCTTGCAGGTCGGTTCGTCGCATAGGGCTGCCCTCCTTTCCCGCGGAACACCACGGTTTTTACTCCAAAATTTGGACTGGCGTGCTCATGCGCCCGCCTTGTCTGCCGGGGGTGCTGCGGCGCTAGCAGCCGCCTTGACCTCGGCTGGCTTTGCGTATTCACACCTACGACAACGCCATATTGGAGGGAATCCGCCCTTGAAGAATTTGTGTTCCATTTCTTCGCCACATACTCCACACTTTTTCTTCTCGCTCAACGTCCTGCCTCCTTCGCAAGCTCGGCGAGACGGGCGATGCGCAGCCTAGCGTAATCCTGCGCGGCATCCAAGGAATCTTTGCCACTAAATGTCGCACAAACATCGCCATCTATAAGCACAGAGTTTTTAGAGACAGTCACCTGCTTTTGCGGCTCGGGAGCGAGACGGTTGCACACATCTTTTGCAAATTCAAGCCAGCGGAGAGGCCCTCCTTGGTGATCTTGAGCTAGGATTGCTACGCGGACTTTCTCGATCTGCTCCAGCGTGAACGTCGGCTCCGGCCCGGCTGGCTGCTGGACCGTACCTGCCGCCTTGACCTCAGCCTCCAACGCGGCATTATCGCGCACAAGTTTCAGCAGCCAACCACTCCATGTGAACCGCCCCGCATCACCTGAATCTTCATACGCTTTGCGAAGCATTCCATCTTGAAGTTCGTATGCCTTGACCT